TTATAAGCGGTATAATCTTTTTGAACCCCAATTGTGCAGCAACATCTGGGGATGGAGTTGGAGTGGTTAATGAGTTCTACACATCAAGTAATGTGTATGCTCAGTCCGGTCCGATTTCTGTGTCTCTTGGTAGTACTACTTTCCTTGGGTATCTAGAGGGTATGAATATATCTGCAGAAATGAATGAATTCAATTTTGCTAATTTCACCCTGGAGATGTCTATAATCAATGGAGGGAAATCTTAATATGGTAGAAGAAATTAGAACATACTTGCTGAACTCGAATAAATTCTCGAGCGTTTGCTACTTTCCTTCTGAGTACGAAGAAAAGATACTTCAGCCCCCATTCTCCCTATTTAGAGATGCACTCCTGGGGTCTTCTGCGTACGATACTCCAGCTATTCAGGCTTGGAGAGCTAATGTGCTGATCTCAGGAATCTATAGGGATCCCGTACTCTCTAGTATTGCCAATTCGTTATTTGACACTAGATTAGTGCAAGGAAAGTTGTTGATACCAACCACGCTTGACCCATCACTTTTTATTAATGTGGTACACCCCAACATGTTCATTTCTACTAGTGACCTGTGGTCTGCCTTTGATGGCATTAATGAGAAGAAAATTGTAATCACAAAGTCTGCTGGATCAGACCCAGTGACATCTGTTGTGGCCACTGTAGCATCTGCTGGCAGGTATGATTCTAACACAATAAATTTTACATTCTCTGGTGATATATCAGACCTAAGGAAGGTTCCTAATACTCCCATAAGTATAGCTTTCACAAACTGTTCTAGTATCCCAGACTCATTTGCCCAGACAACGCTCGACCTTAAGTACCCAAACTACATTGATATTGATGGTATTGTAAATAGTGTGGATCAGGTCCCAGGGAAAGAGGGATTAATTACAGGAAATAGTGTTGCGTCAGCAGCCCTAAGAGATTTTTACTATACAACTACAAGGCCTCACCAAAGCCTTCTTTGCTTGCTAATGGGATACGCCTGCAGCCTTAAGAATTCATGACATTCCTTGGTACTGCCAATAGTGTAAACAAGCCAGTAGTAAAACTAAATGGCATATCAGTAACCTCAGTTAATTCCCACGCTGAGGTTGGAGGGATTCCTACGTGTCAGGTTGGAGTTAGGCCAGAGGATCTTACTGACTTTATTGGTACAGATATACAAGCAACTCTAACCGTTGACGGTGTTAATATTTTCTTTGGTTATGTTGTTGGAGTGGGTTATTCCAATATGAATGGAGGATTGGTCCCATCAGTATCTTTGATTCACGTAGCTAGGGATCTTGATGAAATAACAAGCTCTCTGCCTGGTGTGAGTCCGGGGAGTACTGCTGATGTTACCTCCCTGTTGTATACTACAGATTCTTCTGCAGTTGCATCTGCGTCTAGCGGGTTGTCTAAGTTTTTTGTAAGCGACTGGACCCAACCATTCTCTAGTATCATTTGTACCGGATTGGGTAATGTAATTAGCAAGAGCTCTGCTCAGTCTGTTAGTGGATATGCACCGGTGGTGTCTGGAACAGACAAGCAGACTGCCATTAATATACTCAACCAGATTAGTGGGTGGAGCAATACGGGAGTATTTGTTTTTGGGTCGAACGCCGGAATAGCTTCGGGAGCTTCTAGATACATAGATGGGTGTTTACAAAGGGCTGGTACTAGCAGTTCTTTGTGGGATGTTTTATCTGGCATTATTGCAGCGTTTGATTGTGCACTTGTCTGCAAACCAGGTGGCAATGTGTGTATAATGCCCAATTTTGTTGGAGTTGCAGCTCAGGAAAATCAAATACCAACTAGTTTTATCCAGAAGGTAGATAGGAGTGCCCTGACCACTAGGTCGCCCAAAGATTGTATTGTTGTCGCTCCAACAGCTATTGGAACCACAACCTCCAACTATACAAATCAGTTTTCTCCTATAAAGCTCGGGAGCTACTCATCTACGCTTCCAGGGTCAAAGGGGTCTATGTTGCTTGCAGCCCCTGGGTGGATGAGTATGCTGAATGGATCTGACTTTCCAGACAGTACCACATCCCCTATTACTGCGTATGCACAGACACATGTTCTTTCATATTCAAATAGGCAAAAAACCTTCAACATTGTTACTCCTGTTGCTCCTGGAGCCTTTCCTGGAGTTTGCGCTACATTCTCTCCGTTCTCAGGAGCTAAATCATTCGATGGCGGTCCTATGAGTGCTTTTGGCGCAACTATTGATGGATACTGCAAAAGTGTGGATCACGTATTGTCAGGAGGGACATTTTCAACTATATTTAGGTTCGAGTGTGCGCTAGAGCAGGGGGTATACGAAAAACAAAAGAGCCACCCCTTTTTTCCTAAGGCAACAATGGACAAGTGGGACTAACATGACGCAAGAACCAGAAGATCTTTGGAAGGATTGGAAAAAAAGACCAACTCCTGAAAACCTAAGTAGAGCTGTAAATAGCTTTGGTGGGATGATTGCGTCTTCAGCAAATAACAATAAGACGGTAAACAAGGCCCTACTGACCAGCAAGGCTAGGCTACTCACATCTGAGGCGATTAAAACTTACGACCCTAGTCAGGGTACAAAGCTTTCTACCCATGTCTACAATCACCTACGCCCACTAAACAGAGAGGCAAAGGATATGACAGAGGTGGCCCCAATGTCTAGGTACTACGGGGAAGAGAGCGGAAAGATGGTCAATATGATCAGAGGGTTTACAGAGGAAAATGGCAGAGAGCCCGATGATGTTGAGATTAGGGATGCTCTTGGCATTTCTGGACGCCGGCTAGAGAAGCTGAATAAAATCGTCAAGTACGAGGTCCCAGAGAGTCAGGTAGTTGGAGACGTTGACGAGGGAGAGGATCCAGAAAGCTCCAGACTAAACCTCTGGACAGAGTATGTCTACAATGACCTAGATCATCATGGCAGGAAAATACTTGATATGAAGCTAGGTCGCAATGGGCACCCAGCTATGTCCAACGATGAAATTTCAAAGAAGCTCAATCTTAGCCCAGTTGAGGTTTCCAACAGGGCGTCAAAGATTGCACAGTCAATTTTGGATGGAGTGAACTCTAGGGACAAAACGATATGATCGCTACAGATACATATACAAAAACTTTTTCTGAGGCAGAGCTGTATCAAGCTACTACCCTGGCATCGTTGTTTAAAACAAAGCTATTTTTGGATTGGTTTAATGGCATTAAGGATTTTATGACACAGGTTGACCGGACAGACACGCTCCAGCAACTCCAGGGACTAAAAGCGTCAGATGTTCAAATTGAAGATTGGTCACCACTAAAACTTGAGGGCATGCACAGTCTTGCTCTGGAAAAGGCGATGAGGATAAGGTATAGTGGGTATGACACTGGTGGTCTAAGTAATGTCAAAGACATCTACGCTGCTGCTGCTCAAGAGGCAACTGATCTATCTACAGCTATTGCCACATTCGAAGATTCATCCCTGAACTGGACCACCCAATAATGCCAACAACAGTAAATTATTCTGGGAGAAACGTAGATATAGCCTTATTTGATAATAATGCTTCCGGGAATCCAGTAAGCCTTGGAATCCGTCCTACCGCACTTGCCGTAACTGGGAAGCTAAAGGCATCTCAGAACTATATAAAAGCTATGCTGAGCACTAGTGGGGAGAGACTAGAAGACCCATCTTATGGGTCTTCTCTTATAGCAAATTTAATGTCTAAGAACATTAGCTTTCCTATTCAGATCCAACAGGCTTTCTCTAGCCAAAGTGCTCTTACCCTTAGGTGGATAAAATCTCAGTACACTAGCACGACCCCCCTTGATGAGCAGATTAATACTGTTACGTTATTGAATTATTCCATTCAAGCCACTAGTATTTCTCTTAGCCTTCAGTTATCTACACAAGCTGGTGAAACAGCTGTATTTTACCTACCTGTTGCTTGGGGTACACCATAATTTATGTCCACATCCATTGAGAATTTTAATATAGTCCCAGGAGTCAATATTGACCCCTCGCTATTTTCTGCGTCTGACATCCAGGCTGCTCAAGCAATTGTCCGCCAGTACCTTAGCGATACATACCAGGATCTAGACTTCTCTGCACTCTCTAGTTTGAACGACCTAAATGTTAGGCCACAAGCTCAGATATTCTTAGTGATTCAGTCACTAATTAATCAGTTCAACGCTACCAATACCCTATCTAAGGTTATTCAATCCCCATCTACCGCCAGCAGTGCAATTGTGGACGCCCTACTGTCCAACTTCTCTGTGTCTAGGGTTGCCGGAACATCTGCCAATGGGTTCATTAAAGTATCTATCCTTGGTAGCCCGTCTAGTCTATCTATCCAATCAAGCTATACATTCTCTACAGTGGATGGAGTTGTATTTAGCCCAACAATTAATTACATAGCTACTGCAACGCCAGACCTGTCAAATCCTAGTCAGATCCAGTTGTATCCAGACCAATCCGGTACCCAAAGCTTTGCTATTGTACCAGCTACAGCAGTCTCCACTGGAGCAATCTACAACATTCCACAGTACACCCCACTATCCAGTGCTCAGGTGTACAACTTTGTGTCGGCATCGGCATTCTCAGCTTTTTCTGGCGGTAGTGATGCAGAGACTGACGCTCAAGTAGTTTCCAGGTTGATACCAGCACTTTCAGTTAGGAACCTGGCATCTCCATTGTCTATAGAGCAGACGCTTAGAGATAACTTCCCCTACATTCTACAGATCAATGTTCAAGGAATAACTGGAGACCTAATGACCAGGAACTCCCACAACATCTTTGGTGTAAAGTCTGGGAGTTTTTGTGATGTGTATGTAAAAACAGCAGTTTCTATCTCTGAGGTCCCAATAGAGAAAACTGCCACCAAGATTATATCTGGAGACGCAAGCACAGCTGATTTTCAGGACTATGTAGGAAAGTATGTTGTACAAGTGAGTGTTGGGGATATTCCAGGGATGTACGATGTTTCTAGAGTAACACCACAGGCTGCCAACCTACTTAGTACTTACACAATCCTTAAGAAGGTGCGTGGGGTTAATGCTACCATCCCATCTGGTCAGACCCTACACTCTATTACCACTGTCGCTGAGGGATTCTATTCTTCTTACGGATATGAGTATGTGGTGTTTGATCCTGTGGTAGACCCAAATCCAGGTGGAAACTATATCCCAGTTACTGTGTATGGGATTACAACTCCTGGAATTGGAGACATACAGGGGTTTGTAAATTCAAATTCAAACCAGGTGGCCCTAGTGGACACATTAATTAAAGCGTATGTCCCATGCATTATTTCTACTTCTGAAATAAAGGTTAGAGTCAAAGCTGGAGCCACTACTGCACTCAACCTGCAGTCTGATGTGATCAATTACATAAACTCTATAAACCCATCCACGGATCAACTTCGCGTTGATGGCATTATCGCAACAATTTATAAAGATCCAGCAGTCTTATCTGTAGACACACCAATCCTTATTACTGGGACTATTCTGGCTCCAGACCAAAACGCTACAGAGGTTGTTGTGAGTACTCAATCTATCCTTGGTATTCCAACAGACGTTACTCTTGGTTATGGTCCAGAAAATATCGCTATGTTTACCCAGAGCTCTGGAGTCCCACTCACAATAATCGAAGTATAATTTTGAACAACGACCTCACATACGGACGCAACTTTGCGGACTTCTTGGGTTCATTCTGGTCATCTATTTTTGATGGTGGTGCACTAGGAGACGCAATTGGATATTCTTGTAGCGAAATGCTTCTTCAGAGCTATATGGACGTGATGGAGATTATCAACTCCTCCTCTATATACTCTATCCCTACTTTCTCCAGGAAGAATGTCCTTCCTGTAATCATCAATGAGAGCGATATGCTGCAGTACGCTCAGGTGCCTTCATATGGAGATGGTGGGTTTTATGGACAACAGCCAGATGGAGGAAAGTACAGAAGTGGTTCTTTCTTGAAGTACGGTACCCCAGCTAAGCTTAGTGACTCCTATTTTTATCCACTCCCCCAAAGCGTTGTTTCGCTCGGATCGTTTGCGGTAAATAGGTTGTTCCAACCATCCGTAACCCTGGCTAATGGCGCAGACTTTATTTTGTCAGCCGACGATGGCGGCATTGTATTTAAGAGCAATCCGTTCAGCAACCCGCTCATCCCTGTTGCTGATGTATTAAATACTACAACCGGAGAGATGGACAAGCAGATCGTCATTTGGTTCTGCGATGTGGATGAGGATACATTCCGACTTCATGACCAGTATGGGTTTATCTTCACGAATCTACAGGAGTCTTCTGAGCAGTACAAAATAATCATTCAGAGTGTGTTTGAGTTGGTGTCTAAGGGACCTAGCATTTCTGCTCTTGATTCCTTTCTATCTGCGGTTAGTGGTAGTCCATTAATCAGGGAGGTGTCAGAGACCGTTGAGGTAATCCAGGACACTCCTGAGGGGTATTTGATCATTACTGACAAGAGTGTGTACTCTTTGCTAGATAAGACCATGTTGCGCAACAACATCGTGGTCGGTGCAGTACTTCCTGCATCCACACCACTTTCCACTGTTGTTGAGGTAGTTGATACCACAATGTATGACTGGTGGGAGGAATTCCCTTCGTTGCCCCTCAAGCCAGGGTACACCACAAATACCAATCAGTTTTTGTCGTTCCCCAACATAAGTGTCCCAGCGGTGTATGGTCAGAACAATTCTCCAGCACAGCCTTTGTCCCAGTCAGTGGCGTTTACACTAATTGGCGATCCAATGGCTATTAAGGATTTTTGGGCGTCTGTTAATGAGAAAGCCGGACAGACTGGGAACAATTATGGATTTGAGTTGTTCAGTAAGTATAGCGATAGTACAAATCCAGAAACTGACTTCACAAACCAAGTAGATTTCTTTTTGAACCCGGCTCAGGTACTAGCCGAGGACCTTTGTACTTATTCCATTCTTCCTATTAAAATAAATATAAATTATATACAAAATCTAGATATATTTTTTAAGACTATTAATCCACTCAAACTTAGTACTCCTGTTCATGTTATTTTGATGCTATTCCTAGAAATAAATTTAATAGATCAATACCAGCTAGCTGCTTCATCTAACCAAACTCAAACTGACTCTGTTAATCTAAATGACTTAATTGAAGTGAATTTCAATGATTTCCCGTCAGGGGAGCAGGCATTGTGGTCTGCTCCACCTGATACCACTGGTATACTAGAGGCTATATCTATTGACGCCAGCTCTTCCAGTAAAGGAGGGAGGTCTTATGGATCTAACAATTTTTATGATTATGACCTTGACTACAGGGGCTTCTTAATAGAACAATTCGATCTTTCCAATACATCAAATTTAGTGCAGACTTTAGAGATTAAACAAATACCAAAATGTGCAACCTAGACCTTACAGACATTTACCAACCCTCTTGTAAGGGATTGGTTACGATGGGGTACCGAAGCAAGTCTACTAACGTTTTCACTCCGGTTCTTCATAAACAAAACCTAGTTATGTATGGGGCGGCAGACGCTATGGCTCGCCTTGTCTCTGGAGATATGCGATATGTTGTGTCGCATATGTACTACCACTACATAAACACAAGCTCTTCAATTCCAAGCATTTCTGCAATTACAGATAGGAGCCAGGGATCTAGCTTCTTTCAGTCAATGAACTCTAGCGACCATTCTGTTATCCAGGATTGGCTTCGTATACCTATTTTTACTGCAGCTAAACTTAGCGCGTATGGGGCAACCCCAACTCTGGCTGAAAATTACACAAGCAACATGTCTACTTTTGTGGCGACTAGTGCTTCTAGTGCAACTCAGGCTGGAGAGTCATCTGAAAATTATTACTTTGCAGACAGCGGAGCTAATGGACCTAGCAACATTATCGGTGTTGCCCTGGTTTGTGCTCCAGTTAATTCTGATAATAGCCAGGACGTGGTGTTTAGCCGCCTAGCTCTCTCCTCTCCAATTGTCGTACAGGCGAATAGCTATATCGACTGCTTCTGGGGGCTAGCTTTCCAATAGCATGAATTGGGACCCAATCGTACAACCCCCTTCGGACGGGGAACTCGTAAATCAATCTGTTACTGGCAGATCTATCGCTACTTTGCAGCGTAGGACCGACTTCCTGTACCAGAGGCTCAACGACTTTAGTGCTCAAAACGGGAAGTTGGTTATTCAAAATGTTGTTTTGGATAATGCAGTTCAAGTGGGAGATTGGGTTTATTTTGACTCCTCTTCTCAGTCCTACAAACAGGCTATTGCTGAAGGGGTTTACAATACAACCCTAAAGCAGTATACAGCAACTCCTAGGACTTATGTCGTTGGAGTGTGCGTGAGTGCATCTAGCAACCTTGGATCCATTCTGATGAGTGGGTATATTCAATCTCTTTCTGTTCTTGGATTTAATACATCCTATATGCTTGAGGGAGGCCAGACATATACCCCTGGTAGATACTATCTATCCTCAAAGACTCCTGGGAAGATGACTTCGGTGGCAAATGCCCCCATTGTCCAATTGGGATTCCTCAGCGGAGATTCTGCTTTTGTGTCTCCACTCCAGAAAGATATATTTGAGTCTCACATCCACTACAATTTCCCTCTGCACGCGAAGCCAGCATCCAGCCAGAATACGGATGGGTCTGGTGGCGTTACTATCAGTGGTAATAGGTATGTAGATTACTTCTACTCACCAGCGTCCAACACTCCTCCAAACATCTTGGTTGCGATAAAGGGCAATGGGACTACACCGTCTGTTGGATATGGAGCAGAATTTAGAGTTGAGATATATAGAGACTCTGGTGGACTAATGGGGGTTGATGTCTGGGGTGGCTCGTCCCTAGATCAATCAAAACCTGATCACACTGGCGGATCAGGAAGTGGAGCTTCTATTACATCTGTTACTGGGAATGCTTGGCCAACCTACGGGTCTTGGTATGCTGTCCCCAATACAGGATTGTCTGTTGCTTTCTTCAGGCAGGATGCAACGTATTCCACAAATACATTGGCATCTGATATTACGGACAGTGTCCAAGGGATTGCCATTAACACAGACCGATTTAAGTTTTTCCTCCCATCAGATTTGACTGGATGGGCTAACCTAAATCCATTCGACAACCAGGTTGTCTCTGGACCAGTATTTAGATACGTAAGGGAGGGGGATGTACCACTCAATTCCGTGTGGCCTCCAACCCCTACCAGTTCTGTTGAGATCTCCAACAATGGAGTGTCACTTTCTGCCGGTCAGGATTTTTATTGCCTTCCTCAGGATCTACTGTGGATCCCAGCAGCTATTGATACAGTAAATCTTAGGCTATATGCTCCATGGCCATACGACTACAATGCTCGCAGTGCAGAAGATCCGAATTCTCCATATTTTAAGGCTCTTGAGGTATTCTTTTCCAGTGCCAACATTAGCACTGCAAAACCACTTGTTGTTTCTCTTCAGAGCAATAGCAATGCCATTTCAGTTACGGATTGCCTAACAGGAAATCCTGCAACATCTGGCAATCTTGCACTAGGTCTAACACTAGACTTAAACACACTTGCTGGACCGGACAGTAATTCGTGCATAGCAGGAACCGACCCAACATCTCAGAAATTCCTTACATCCGCTTTGGTCAGTCGACTGACCGCTGGAGCTGGCATAAAGATCGTTGGTAGCACCACCAACATAAATGGGCAGCAAACCGGTGCTCTAACCCTGTCTACAGATGGAGTACAGACATCAGGGGAGGTATCTATTGTGTCTTTGAAGAATGCCAAGGAGAGTCTTTATAATGGTATTACTCCGTGTGTGCTTTTCTTGCCACCATCTACAACAAAGTGTCAGATCGTCTCTAAAGTCAACATTCCTGTGAACGGGATTGTTGGGAACATTTCTTTAACAATTGCATCGTCAATCTTTGGGTCAACCTCAGTTGGTAGTGCTCCAGTAATTGCTACATTCAAGTCTACTCATTACGTTCTTAGGAATGGAGTAAATCTAAGCAGCTTTATTGAGTCCTCTGCCTTTGCAGTCCAGTACTGGTCTGTCAGTCTTGCTAATTACACTGCGTATTCGGTCCTTATCCCAAGCTATCCAAGTGTGTCTTCTATTGTTACCTCTTCATCTCCACCAGCGAGTGGAGTTGTTCTGACAAGTGGGACTGTTAGTAATGGTGGGTCAAATCCACAAGGGCTGCTTCCAGGGGATTCAATCTTGACAGTAATCGAGAGAGTTGCTTCTATTATTGATGGTCAAGCTGACTCATACACAGGGAATATCGGATTCACCAGTGTCAACTGGCAGCTAACTACATCATAATAGATCCAAATGTCAGAAAGTATTGTATTTCCAGAATGGCTAAACTCAAACTCACAAAGAAACTATCCGATTCAAGAGAATGCTAGTAGGACGGATGTTTCTGGTGCGTTTGTAATACCAAATAGTTTAGTAGTTGCTTTCCAGATCAACTACCCCAGGAGCTATGTGGGTGGTACGTTCTATATATCCACACTAACTGTCTCTGAGGACAATGTGTCTATCGAGATTTCGTTCCAACCTAGCGACACAACTGTATCTCCAATTCAAATTTCAACAGTAACTATTGAGGGGAGTTCTTTTACTCAGGACTCTTACTATTCGTTTGTTGGATCTGGATCGAATGTGTCTGTACTGGGGTCTATTGGCGTTGGAGATATTTCTGAGACAATCAGTGAAGGTATTGGAGTTTTTAAATTCCTGCCAGCAAGTACACTATTTGAGGCAAACACCCAGTTTGTTTCAGTGCCGGCTCTTCAGTCGGTTGAGATCTACAACCCTAGCAACTCCCTGCTATACACAGCTACAGATGTTCTTAAACTAAAGGCTGGGCAGAACATTAGGCTTACCTACGAACAGTTAGATTCAGATCCGTATGGTGTAATTCGTATTGATGCTGTCAATGGAGAGAACCTGGTAGAAACTTCTACCTGTAACAACGCTTTAGCATTTGTCCCATCTCCTATTACACAGATAAATGGTGTATCTCCAGACGCCAATGGCAGGATCTTTCTAGAGGGATCTGACTGTATCCAGATAACTACAGACCCGGCAACAAACAGTATCCAAATCATAGACACATGTTCTACATCATGTTGTGGATGCACCCAGCTCGAGATACTAACTACTGCCCTAGAGCAGCTCAGGGCTCAAGAGACCACTCTTGCAGCATTAATTTCCAGTACCCAAGGTCAGCAGAGTGAAATGCTGGCAAACCTAATCTCCAATCTGTGATAGATACCCAAGGATGGCAACAAGAGAATTCAATAAGGGTTTTTCCATTTTCTGAAACTGTTTTAGAAAATCAGTCAAACCCAGCGATCCCTTTTGACTTTATTGTAGATCTTAAGTTTACACCAGGCAGGTGGCACAATCACGATGTCTACCTGTCACTAATTCGATACTTTCAAACTGCTGACCAGTATGAACTTACACTGAGTTATATCTCAGATTCTACAGTAGCAATCGTTGTCACTGTAGATAGGCTATTAAATTCTGTAAGTAGGGTGGGTCATCCGATCTCCGTAAAGTCCTCTACTCAATACTCCTGCCTAACCTTTACTCCAGGAGCGAAGTGGGATCCAGATTCAAGTTTGGCTCTATGGATAATGAGCGCTGGATCGCTCGTGTCTGGAGCTTACACATTAAGTTTTTTGTCAAGCCAGTCTGCCATTGACGATAGTGTGGTTAATCCTGGACCTCACACAATAAGGAGAATTTTTATTGAGCCTGTTGCTACCAACTCGCCGACCTCTCAGGTTCCCCCAATCCCTCCTGAGTCTACGTGGGGTAGGGAGGTGACCCAGAAAATAATCGGAGGAGATAACATAAGTATTACCCAAGACCTTGCCGACCCATCTATGATTATCCTGGATTCTATTCCAGGAGCAGGAGATGGTGGAACCCCTGGTGTCTCTGGAGAGCTGTTGTGGATAAATGATGTCTCTGGTTCTGGTCCTACTTCCAATGTAACGCTCTCTACTTCTGATTGCTTGCACCACATCGAGCAACCTCCCGTTGATGGGGGTGGTGTTGTAGCAAACACTATTCAGATCTTAAGCAGCTGCCTACCATGCTGCTCTTGTGAAGAATATAGAGCCGTCAGTGCTGCTATTTCTAGGCGGTCTCAAAAGCTAAAAGATCTGTGCACAATTCTATCTAACATGATCCAAGCTAATACAGCCCTATACAACGAGGCTGTAGATACAATCAATAATGCTAGAGCTCCCATAGTCCAAGTCAGAAACTTGAGGGTATATCCAAACTACTTCAAGGTGAGCCTCCAGAATGTTTGTGTACTGCCTGCATACATCCACTTTTCTATCAATATTACTGGGAATGATCCCACTGTACTACCATCACAATTCTCTATTGTTGATGGCGATAGTATTTTGTATGTTGGAGTGCCACCCACACTTCCTCCACTTGTGGGTACTAGCAAGGACTATGCAGGATCATTCTCCAATCAAGTCCCCACAGTGGCTGGTGTTACTGATTACTGCACTCAATCACCAGTTGCTCCAGGTAGTTTTGTAGATTTGATATTTGTAGACAACACTGAATTATCCCGAGACATTAGAACGATTGGTATTACTGTCGACGCTTATTCAAATGGTATATATGGGGCAAACAAGAATTATGGGTGCAAATTAGATCACTACACTGCTAAGGTGGTTGATGGTCAACCAATCACTCTAAATTCGTGCGGGAAACCAAACACAATCCCACAATGGGATATTAAACAGCTAGTGCCATGATCGGAACAAAAGAAGATTGGTTCAACTTAAATTCGCTGAGGTCTTTCCCGCTGGAATACGGAGACACTCCAGTGTCTGACACTGGGTTTGTGCTTGTTCCATCAATCATTGTGGATTGCATGGTGGTTGCACAATCCAACGACTTCCAACCAGTGCTTTCTTCGATTCATTTTTCTAAAACTCTAATTACTGCTTCGTTTTACGACAGCTTTTCTGGGCAAGATTCTTTTATAGCTCAGGTACCTATATCCAGTGACTATTCAGTGGCAAATATTATAAGCGTTGGCAACTTTGATGTTTCTGGGTGGGTTGCCTTTGGGGAGGTTTCTACACTATCTCATTGGTCTGGATCTGGATTGCACAAGCTGAGTAAAACATCCAACTATCTCTCCTCACACTGCTTTATGGCAGCGGGTCCAGAGGTTGTTTCCTCTGTGTCAGGTGGTGGGGGAAAGTTTACTGGAAATGTATTGATATCAGCATCAGGGGAGCTACTTACTAGCGTAAGCTCGGAGGTAGTCAATGGGGTTATTGAATACAGTATTGTATTTTATCTATCTTCCACTGGAGACATTTCTACTCTCTGCACCCCTGCCTCAAATCTGTGCGACTGCTTGTTGCCTCCAATTGCAAAAATAAATACCGTTTCTCCAGACTCCTCTGGTAATATAAATATAGTTGTAGACCCATCATTTGGGTTGCAGATAACCAATGTGTCCGATGGCATATTATTGTCTTTGCCACAAACAGCACAGACAGCGTGTAATAAGACTCAAACATTGCCATTCCCAGATGGAAGACTCCCAAGTGAGTCATACCTTACATCATAATGGAAACAGATATTTATACAGAGTGGAGAAATCAACATGAGAGTCAGGAGTTCCCATTTATTGGTTCTTCTGGGTATTTCCCCAACAATCTTTTTGTTGATATATCTATTGCGTCTTATGGTTCCCAATCCATCTGGCTATCATCTTTGTCTCAGAGTGGCAGTGTAATTAATGGGATTTTAAAGTCAGACAGTGGCGAGGTATTTTCATTTAGCCAGACATCGTTTAATTCATGTAACGCAGCTGCTCCAATTACATCTTCAAGGGGCAAGCAGGTTGGTACAATTGTCTTTGGAGAATCTGCTCCATCTATGGTTCCTTTTATTACTAGCTCCTCCTCTTCGATCAAAGATGGCACAATTCTAGTAGATCCACTATGTATTTTTGTCTTTAGCCCCAAACAGGTATCTTCTATACAAATCGGTAGAGATGTCTACAGTGGAGTTATCAAGCTTGTTGAGGGAGAGGGGGTCACTATTACTGGTACTGGCAGTAATGTTGTAGTAAATAGTATTGGGGGGGACAATAGCTCAGACTGTTGCTTAAAAACGTTCCAACCGCTAAAGTCTATTAACTCCATTACAACAAAGAATGGAAATCTTTTCATCAGGGCACAGGATGTTGGACAACCAGCTTCTTCTACTGATGTGCAGCAAATTATAAGAATAAATCCGATTCCAAATGGAATCCAAATATCTCTATCAAATTGACAGGACTATTCCCTACATTCTTAGATGAAAATGCCAACAGGGCATTTCCTTTTGTAGAGAACACTATCTCAAGTAGTGTTCCAGATTCCTGTTTTCTAGATTTTAGGGGGTGGAGTAGACTCGGAATAAATACGCTACCAAATTTCTACATGATCTATGACCAGACATCTGGGCACCCAGTTCCCACTGGATACGAATCATTTGTACAGACTGGTATGGTTCATTTGTTTTTTGAGCTCATCTCTGGCAATACTCTTATATCAAGGACTGTTTGCTTTTATGTCCCAGCCGCAAATAGTACCTGGCCATATCTATCCAAGAGTACGCTACTTGCCAGTTCTGGAGCTAAGTCACTTGAGGTAAAAATAGTTGTTGATTCTCCAATTTTGTCAGTGCTCATCCCTGAAAATAATGGATCCGCTACGGTAGGACCTATGTTTGTGGAGCCGGCCCAATTGATGAATGTGGGTGGTATTGTTATTGATAGCCTTAGTGTCATTCACTCCCAGGTCGGAAACCCAGAAAGATTTATAACCGGAGATGTAGTGTTCCTTCCTGGCATAAACAATGAAGTTACTCAGTCCGGTAGCGGAGTTGTTCTTACTACTCAACAGGGGTATGGTCTTGGACAACAAGTCTACTATGGTACAGACAATGGGGTATGTGACGGAAATGTTTCCCTTATTAATGGAGCCTCACCAGACAACAACGATGTATTTAGTATTGTAGCTGGACCTGGAGTTATTATAAAAGATAGCCCATCTACAAATAGCATAATGATTTCACTAGACCCCGCCAACAATTCTGCGCAATGCCCTTAATAATATGGAACAGGATTGCGATTTTATTCCACCAACGGTTCTTGGGTGCACTGGTCCATCTACTAGCGTAGAACCACTGTGCCCAAAGATTAATACAGCTCCACCACCACTTTCTGTATCACTGGAAGGAGTACAAGGATGCACTGGCCCTACTGGGCCTGCAGGTACTATTGCTGTAAGTACTGGGCCGGCAGGACCTCCTGGACCAGCGGGTGGTATCGGTCCACAGGGTCCGGCGGGGCCAGTTGGACCTCAAGGTGGCGATGGAGTTGTTGTTGGAGCTACTGGGGCGATGGGGTCGGTTGGACCAGTTGGAGCTACTGGGGCGAGGGGGGCAACAGGATTTGGTCCTGGCGTGGGGCCACAAGGTTCTGATGGAGGTGGAGGGATTTCCACTGGCTGTTCTCCGTGTTCTATTTGCCTATTCATGCAATGACCCAAGACTGTTTATTTAATGACCCCATAATTTTAGATTGCCCAACAATTTCTGTTGGTGTGGATCCACTGTGTCCAAAGATACAACCAATTCCACCAACTTCTGTATCTAATCAAGGTATAGATGGACCAGTAGGTTGTACAGGTCCAGCAGGGTTAATCTCTCCCCTATCTGTAGGATTACCAGGCCCCCTTGGTCCAGCTGGTCCAGTTGGCCCTGTCGGCCCAGCCGGTCCTGCAGGCCCCGCTGGCCCTGTTGGTCCTACTGGTCCCGTGGGTCCCGTAGGCCCTGTTGGTCCCACTGGAGTTGTGGGAGGAGTTGGGCCAACGCCATCAGCTGGTGCAGCTGGATCTCCTGGTGGAACTGGTGGATCTATGTGCAGTAGTTGTGTAAAATGTACCTGGGCTTAATATGGAATCTGACTGCTTATTTAATGCACCGGTAATTCAGGGGTGCGAAGTCCCATCTGGACCCATAGATTCACTATGCCCTAAAATACCTAAAACTGTAGTTTCTGTAGCACTAGATGGTGCGCCAGGCCCTATTGGCTGTACAGGCCCTACGGGGCCGTATAGTGAGGCAGTTGCTGGTCCTGTTGGTCCTGTTGGTCCTGTTGGTCCTGCTGGACCTGCTGGACCTGCTGGACCACAGGGTGGTGCCGGTCCTCCTGGGAATCCTACTCCCGCTGGTAGTATTGGACCTACTGGACCACAAGGGGCTACTGGTCCTATAGGTCCCACTGGGATACCAGACTTTAGTACTCCCGTAGCTACTGGCCCCGTTGGTCAGGTTGGATGTGCTGGCGGGACAGATGGTGTTTGCTATCAGGCTATTTTTCAGTAAAATAAGCTTAATGAATACGGTTTTGCTACTAAAGAGAGAGACAAGCTCTAGTTATAAGAGCTCTAGTACCCCAATCTCTGGATTCGTTGGTTATGGTATGAAAGTATATGTAGATACTGCATACAATATAGTTCCAGAAATATTCGTAATGCAAAGGGATGTAAACAGCTCATACACTGATGGAGTATGCGACACGCTGTATTCAGTTGCTTCTGTAGACGAGCTAGAGTCTATCCCCCCAAATGCTCCAGACCCTGATGGATCAAACTTCTTCCGTGTATCCTCACTAGAGATGGTTTTTAAGTCTCCACAAGATTTAGACAATGCATGGAGTGTGATATCTCAGGACGTTCTGTCACTAGCTACAGCAAACGACCTTTTGATCAACACATCCCCAGATGTTGTTGCTATGTATCCAGCTGATGCCTTCCCAAGATACTACGGGAATACCACCGCTACTCCATCTGGATCTGACCTTACAGCACTACAATCAGACACATCATTCTCTACATCACTCACTGTATCGGAAACCTCTAGTGGGTCTAACTACTACTCATTCTGTTATCCAGCCACAATAGGTACGTCATCCTTGTCTGTGAATGGCACTTCTACAGCCACTAATTTTTCCACTGTAACTCTTACCAACAAGTACGGGGCCCCAGTACTGTACAATGTATACACAACAACTGCCGCACTAGCATCTGGAAGTAATTCTATTGTATTCGTTGGTGCCTAACATCATGATAATCACTAAGAAGAAGGCTCTAAATATTGTATCTACTGCTGCCGTAATAAAAGACATTCCAGCCTTACACCCTATATTTGAAGCAGCTAAAGCTAAGATAACCGAGGCTGGTAGAAAAGAGCGGTGTACCACTTGCCAAGCAAACAATATTCTTTCTGATATATCTGACAAAGCCCTATCTGCTATAATAAATCTCTCTGAAGATGATCTGCAGAAACTAAAGAAAACCCTTTCCATAAACGAACCAATTTATGCATACACATCTACCCAAACCGGAGTTAATCTAAAAAAACTAGGATGAAAAAAATACTAACTACACTACTGTTCTTGGCCTTGTGCGCTACTGGATTCTCTCAGTCTAGTGCCCTTAATGTATCATCTACCTTAGCTGGAAATGCTGGGTACCAACCACTAATTGCAAGAGGTGTTACCAATGGATATGCACCGCTAAATAGCAACGCACTGGTTCCGGGCACAAACCTATTCCCTGGTTTTGTGAGTGCAACTAATGGATCTTTTTGGGTAAAATCTGGATCTGGCCTAGCTGTTGTCCAGGGACTTACATTTACATCTAATACAATCTCTATGTCTCACGTAAATGTTGGATTAATTGAGAATGATGCACTAACCCTATATGGTATCAGTTTAGATTCTGGATTTAATCAGCCGATAGTTATTAGAGGTGGTCAGAGCACTATTTATTTTGCGACAGCACAAACAGTCGGTGCGGCAAACACTGGATATACTGGGTTCAGTTGGTCAATTAGTGGACCTGGAAACTTTTATTTGGGGTCTGGAACTATAACCGGAAACCTATCTCTCCCTTCTGCTAGTGCTTCAAACGGGCTTTCTATAAACTTCAGTAATAGTGTGTTCTCATCTACAAATGACTTTGTTTTTACAAATGCAAATGTGATTGTGTCAAACCTAGGGACTAATGGGTTTTTTAACACAAACTCAGCTGTAGTTTCCACCTATAGGAGTTATGCACTAAACTCAACGAGTGCCGACAATCTGTATGCGAGGGTGTATACAAACAATACGTGGCCACTTCTTCAGACATTCTCTGGAGGCATTGCATTGCCCTCGGCTCTGACTTTATCTAACGGTGGTACCGGTGGAACCAACCAAGTAACGGCTCAGTCATCCCTAGGACTATCTATTGGAACAAATGTAGAAGCATATAGCTCGTCTTTAAATCAGATCGGCACTCTTGGTGTACCTACATCAAACTCTGTGCTTGTAGGCGGATCTACGAACTGGGTGCTACAAACCGCATCTCAATTTGTTGGCTCTCTTGGGTTGTCTATTGGTACAAACGTTCAGGCATTCAGCTCCAACCTAACAAGTGTTTCTGCTGTGGTCCCAACAAACAACTATGTACTCATTGGAGGTGTTTCTACAAATTGGACTAATGCATCACCAGCGTCTTTGGTTACGACCCTGGGGTTGAGTATCGGAACAAATGTTCAAGCCTTTAATGCAAATCTTCAATCGATCTCTTCGATAGGGACCCCATCAGCAAATCAGTTCCTGGCTAGTATATCAAGCAGCTGGACGGCTGTCTCTGGAAGTACTGCTAGGGCTGCAATGGGAGTTTCGATTGGTACTAATGTACAAGCCTATAGTTCTAATTTGCAAGCTATAGCTAGTGGAACGCCAGTGCCACTTTCCCTTGGTGGAACTGGAGGAACAAATGCATCTAACTCTTTGGTGAACCTTGGTATTGGTAATGGGATAACAACCAATATTACTTTGATCTCTATTAGTACAACCAACACCGCAGCGTTTGTCACCAATACCATCGGGATCTCTAACGGCATAATCACCAACTGGACTCAAGTAGGACTGTAATATGGAAATCTTTGAAGGCAACCTAGCTAATCCAAGCTCAATCATAATCCCAGGAGTACAAGCTCCAATAGGGGGCTCAGATCCCTTGTCCTACGGAATTGGTGAGTCGTTCCAGGTTTATGTACAATTCAAGCCTGGTACAAAACGACTATTGTTCACCATTAGTACAAGGTCATTCGGATCTAATTCGGTTGTGTTCCAGCAGATTGTATTTCCACAGAATGGTCAGGGTGGGATAGCAGAGTTCTCTGTTGGCGCTGATACGACATCAAGACTTTCTCCTGGTGTGTATTACTGGGACGTATTCCAACTTAGAGATGATGGAAGTAAGGATGTGTGGTCTGCCTACAACACCGGTACGGTGAATATTGTCGAGTACCCATCCTCCTCTACTATCCAACTTCAGACTACTCCTACGACAAACACCATTGATGCATACCCATCTCAGACTAACACCCTGAATATGTACATCATCAATGGGTCTACATTCAGCAAGATAATCACCTGGAATTCTGCAGGCGAGCCAGTCAATCTTACTGGGTATACTGCAGAGATGCTGATCAAGAATAGCTTAAGTAGCGACTCAGCGATCTTCACCCTTTCTACCAGCAATGAAAGAATTGCTCTTGGTGGCGAGGCCGGCACGATTGCTCTAAATATTTCTTCTGAAGATACATCCACTATTACAGTGGGAACATATGTATATACCTTAACGCTGACAAGTGGTAGCACGGTTAAGAGACTTCTAGAGGGTACGATGTCTGTTACAAATTAGTAGAGGGGGGGGTATAAAAGTACTCCTGTTTTGCCATAATATATTGGAGTTAGTAATTACATATTACCTCCAGAGATATCCCAATTTCAACTTTTAGGGTTCTAGCAGGAATGCAAGTTCTGCTACCTAAAAGTTGACACCCTAGCCAGCCCCATCTCACAGGGGTGAGGCCGACACCTAAGACCCAGAGCGAAGACTGGCGAGAGTAATGTCGTTTAGAGCTTGCAAATCTATATAGGGTGGGGAACAATTTGTGGGGGCAACGAAGAAGGAGAAAACGACTCTATGTTTTTAGCATAAAACCTACTTCAATGCCCCCACTCCAAATTTAGAGAATCTCAAGCACAAAGAGTGCGTATATCCCGGTGTGCTTATACGTAAGTTCGTGCGTGAGGTTGGCAGGCGCTAAAGTGGGACGTAACCGACTTTACCGCGCTATGTGAAGGATACCAAATTCTAGAATGAGGGTATATATCATAGAGGGAGCTTCTCCTGTTGTATCATTATGTTTATGAACTCAGTGAATAGGTTGGTTAGGAATGCTTCCATAAGGAAGTATCGCAAAAGCCAATACTATTCGGTTTACAATCCCAGGTAATTCTGGGATAGTAGTAGAAGATTTAGGGGGCGCAAGGATTCGACATTGAAATCTGAGACACAACCCACACGTAGAGGATATCAGTTGGCCTCTTTAATCATCTGGTAAAAAGACTAAATGCAGCTACTATTCGTAATGCAGCTACGTCGATCCGATCAGCAATGGTCAATGCAGCCGAGGTTCTCTTCAGCAATGAAGATTCCTACGAGCTCGCAGCTGCCTAATAAGCAGGATCGCTCATAGCGTCACGGTTCAGGGACGCCCGATGCCCAGAACTTCAAAAGGGCACCTCAATTGCTTAATGAGGGTTCAGCCAAGCATGCATCAATTGCGTTAAGTTGAAAACCTGGGCCCTGTAGTTGTTCATCGCTACAGCCCTTGATTAGATGAACGAAGCGTGTATAAAGGTTAGTTGAAGATTACAGTGGACACGACTATCGTATGTCGTCGCCTCCACCATTTATCTCCATCAAGTTCTGTTGACTGCTTCTCCATAATGTGATTTAATAATTGAGACATGAAAAACTCAATTAAAATAATTTGCCATTACTGTGATGAACCAGCCTACAAACCCAAGGGAGAAATAAGTAGGCAAATTAGAAAGGGGGCAGACAAGTTCTTCTGCTCCCTTTCTTGTTCTGCAAGCTATAGGAACTCAATAAGACCAAATAGGGTAGTAGAAATACATGCAGTGTGTCCACATTGCAAAAAGGAGTTTGATACAGTTTCTGGTAAGAATAGAAAAACTTTTTGTACCCCAAGCTGTGCATCAAGGGGGAGTATAACTGAAAATAGATTAGAGGGTAACGCCAGGGGTGGTAGGGCTACGTGTGGAACAAACCTTATTTCGGTTGAAGAAACTCTAAAAAAGAGAGAGGCATGGAAATATGTACGCCTGAAAGATTTTCTTGAATTTCAAAAAGAAGCGTATGAGTTTGAGTACAGGATCCCTACCCTTGACTTTGTCCACGACCTTGCTCTAATAAACAGAAAAATAGTTGTAGAGTTTGATGGAGACGAGCACGAAAGCATGAAAGCAGAGGACTCTTACAGAGATGGTATTTTGCGTAGCTCTGGGTGGTCAGTATTTAGGATACCAACCAAAAGCAATGCAGTTATTCCACCAGAAGTTCTTTACCCAATTTTAAAACAAAATTAAGGGAGTCGAGACCCAAACCGACTTGAGCTTTCCCAGCTCTTGTAGGTTAACCTCCAGTCCCTTGTCCAATACCATGGACTGGGACTGGACAATTTCTGCAGAAAGAAAGCTCATTGGCACTTCCCTGGTGGGCTGCCGATCAAGAGGGGTACAAGTCCCAACACCAGGCCAATTTATCTCGAAAGAGATAAAGCTACGGTCATTGAGGGGTCTACAACTGATAAGGCCGAGTCCCTCGTCTTTGAAGGTAGATAGCGACCTGAGCCGTAGTATGATTTTCTGGGATCGTCTAATGATAAGACACCTTGTGTAAGCAGGGAAATCCGAGGTTCAATTCCTTCGTCCCAGCCAATTTCCCTGGGGAGGGAAAACACCTCTGCGGTTTAGAAATACACTGTGAAAAAACTGTAGTAAATTAAAACACAAAAGTTTTTGTTTACTGGTGAACGGTTTTGTTGTGCTCTAAATCGCAGAACCTTTTTGCTTTGATTTATTCAAAGCGAAACCCTGGTCAGGGTCTTGTTGGGTATAACAAGATACAACCAAAATCCCACTCCCCCTTGCCTCGGGGGGTGGGATCCACTTTCTGTAAAAAGTAATACCTACCCCTTAGGGGAAAAACAAAAAGCTCACAAAACCAACCATACCCCACGCGAGTGGGTCGCCCGAATCAGAATCCATACAAGCGGATTTTGATTCAATCAAAAGCGACCTGCTGCGTTGGGGATGGATTCCTGTACACCAGAACTGTGTGCTTTTTGTTAGATGCTGGAGATTAGGAACCGTACACAGGGTCGCCCTTGTATTTACTCGAAACCGATTTTATCTCGTCTGATAGGGCTTCTGTTATATCGTGGATGTCCCCTTTGGACAGCCAAGGTAAAGCATTGATTTGCTTAAAGAGCGTTAGGGCTTGGTCCCGAATATACTCCTGCAATAGACCCATCTGGTAGCTTGTCTGAGCATCCTGCTTTGCGTGCTCAGATTCTCCATCCACATATTTCTCTGGAAGTTTGGCAAAGTGCAATTGGATAGGCGCTGACTCAAATCCCTCCTGATCCAGGATAGTACCAACGAGTGCTGCAATGTCAGGAGAAAAGTGTTCATCTCCTTTTTCCTCATTAAGGCTGACCTCTATGATCCCCCAGACAAATTCCGCTACCGTCATCTCTGCGATGTCGTTGGGGTCGTTCTCTCCATTGAGGGTAGAACAAATAGCGTTGAAAGCTACCCAATCGTTGTGGAAGCTATCGCTAGTAATCGCGGCAATGATAGCATGAAGGCGATCCAAGTTCTCTTCATCAATATCGACATCAAGCTTGTCCTTGAACTCCATTGCGAGAGTCTCGGGTTCCCAGGTGTAGATATCTGTTCCGAAGAAGTGTAGGGCGATAGCATGGGATACGGTAGCCATCGTGCCAGCGCGAGCCATAATAGCCCCGCAGACCTCTTGGTCTTTAGACTTGTGGAGTAACATTACAGGTAGGACGAAAGACGAGTACGCTCATCTTCGCTTAGGCTAGCCAGCTTTGATGGATTGTATTCATCTGTCCCAACCCCAACAAGTTTGGCGGACTCTTCAGAAAGGGCAAGCTTGAGCACGCCCTGTGGAATTTCGGAAAGCTCTTCATAAGAATAAGAGTCTCCACCAAGATCTACTACTGATGCAAGCTTTTCTGCTTCTGCACGAGGAGTATTAAAGACGCTAGCAAATGGGTCCTGGATGGACTTCCCGTAGTGGCGAGCCAGAGAGTGCTTCTTGTCAAAGATCTCCAGAAGCTGTGCCACCTTGAACATACCATTGATATCCTTGTCGTCAGATTCAATTAGGTCGTCTGCGATCTTGCAGAGAGCAACCTTTTCGCTGTTGTCGTGAATTCTAACGGCACGAGCTTTGATCTCCTGAGCGACCTTCTCTGTGTTAGGGATATTCAGTCCTGCGACCTGTAGGATGCGCTCTGGGATCTCAATGTCGTAAGAAGCCATCTTGTCGGCGATCTGCTTTGCACAGGAAACTTTCTGACTAAAATCAAATGTTCCAAATAGGTCATTCACAAAGTACTTAGCAAACTTCTTCAGAGACTCCCCGCTACATCCATCAAATACACGAGTGATGTTGTCTACTCCAGTAACGGTAATTGCCCAATCCTGATAGACAACCGCAGCGGTCTTTGAGTTCTCTTCAGAGAGATCAGCAGCCAGCTCCTCTACCTCTTTTGAGATATTGAAAAGCTGAGCTGCTTTGACGATCCTCTCTTCTACACTAGCACTCTTTTCGTTTGCCCCATAGTAGTAGGCAGCGCTAACATAAACGTTGCCGGCATCGGTAAGTGGAAGTGATCGGGAATCAGAGTCTGCAAAGGCGGAGTCTGGAAGAGACTGAAGGTATTCAGAATCGAGCGTCTCAGCTTCCTTAGCGAAAGAAGGAACTTCCCTATTCTGGAAAATCTTAATAAAATTGTGGCCAAAGTCAGTGTAGAAGTCTTTCATGATGATTACCATAAATTTATCCAAACTCACCAACTATTGCAAGTTTCTTCCTAAAATATAACAATTATGACTCACATACCTAAGTCACTTATCCCAATGCCACCGCCACCGTGCAAGATAGTTCAGAAAAAAAATCCTGTACCCGATGATGTAAGGAGGAGGCGAGATAATTATAATCTAAGGGCTAGAATTCAGAGGCATAACGACCTCTTAAATACATTCATATCTCCAGGGGCCATAGCAGTTGCTAGGTTAGGGTTGGTTCCTAAGCACCTAGATGCCCCCTTCACACGGGCAGAGATCAAGAAATATATCACTGAGTGTAATACTATATTCTATCACTCCACGTGGGCGAAACCCAACAGCTATAAAGATGTAATGAATGGGCCAATTTTTGACCTGGATTTACCCCGACTAAAGATGCCCATAAGCCCAGACCTAGAGAGACCCGCTACAGACGGACTAATAAAACTTGAGAATAAGTATGTTATGTCAATCAAAGATCTTCAAAGATGGTTCTATCAGGGATTTAAGCGGTATATGTTTAAAGTGATTCATGAGAATACTCTATACTCATGCGGAGGTGAGTGGGCTTTAATGTATGAATCAGAGATACTTGCCTCTTTCCCAGAATTGCTCATTTATCCAGGGAGAAAAAGAATTTGGTATCTAGTCCAGATAACTAGAGATACTGACTTATCAATAATCGAAGTTAGTATATACAGTCCAGACTATTACCCCATACTAAGTATAGGTACGACTCTGGGTGAGGGTAGCGTAATTCCAGAAGAGTATAGGGCTTGGTGGAACCAAGCTGTCTTACCACTACCACCAGATAGAATAGTAGTTGATTAAGTAAGTCAAATAATTCACGAATAAATACACCAAACAAACAAAATATTATGTTAGGAGACGAAGAGTATCCATTGGCAGACATTGTCGATGAGATGAAGTACCCTTTTTGCCCAAAGTGCAAATCAAAGGTAGTAGCAGTCAGTAGTCAGCACTCGGTGTGCCTTGGGAATTGCAAATGGATCGGACCATCATCTAGCATCCTAAGGGGGAATGTCATTCTTAAGTCACTGATTGCTCAGGAAGGATTTATCAATCTTTCGTATGGATCACCCAATGGACTAAAGAAGATTGCACAGGATATAGCGAAGAACAAGAATTTCCCTGGGGGAGATGATGAGATAGATGGTAGAGATGTTGGAGCAGCGAGGTGCTTTATCCCCAAGTTTGACGAATTTGGGGAAGAAAGTGACATCGAAGACTTCATGGAGTCTACTACCAAAAAGAGTTTTAGACTTGGTATGTTCAACCACATGGAAAAAATTGCAGCTATGACTGCGTGCGCAATGCGCAGTAGCCTTACCCACAAACTACTCCGGTTTGCTACATCCAGGGTTGTTGATCAAAACTCAATGGTAAGCAATAGGGAATCGTATCTGCTTGGTGATGACAAAACTCCCAATCCAGATCTGTTCCGCAAGAAAGCTGCTATAGAGGTAGACAACAGGAAGTCTGATGAATTTATGACAGTTGTAGATATTTATTCTAGCTCTTATGGTAGACCGGACACATCTTTGCATGCAAAGTACACCAAAGAGGGAAGTATTCTACAGAATGAATATCCATCAATGAGTATCTCTAAGCACGCGATGACTTGGCAACCACTCTATTGGCCAGCTATGAATCTCGAGTCAGATGACCTAATTCGACTAGCTGCGGTTCTTCAGGGTGGAGACGAGAACATCACCTATATTGTGACAGAGAGTATGGATACTGGAGAGTTCCATGCTGGAGTATACAAGAGAGAGGTCTATAGCCCAGGAGCTCATTTTATAAAATCCAAAGCAACTACTGTGGAGGATGCGATAAATAGAATCAGAACCTCATTTGAGAAAGCTATTGTAGCTGCAGACAGGTCTGGACATATCTTAGATTTTTCCTGGCTTCAAGATTGGCAACAGGATATCCCATCAGATACAGCGTTCTTTGATATATTGACTGCCCCATTTTGGGATGAGTCAATAGCTTCAGAGATGTTGCACCTGATCGGTCTTTCTAAGAATCAAGTATTAAAAGAAATGTACGAAGAAACACAACAATAGGGGTCCATCAATAATTCCCGAATCTACCGACTTCCATTCCGATGTCGTTGATGTAGGAAGCATTGATAGATAGGTTCGTAGCCATACCAGCCATTGACGGCAAATCTGTAATACCTAGGGCTGCCATGAAGATGGCATATCCAAGGGCGTGCAGAAAGTCGTCTGGCTTGTCCTGATAGCGGCTGTAGCGTCGAATAGTGGCTCCATGAGAGTTTGTTGCGTCCTCAGTGAAGGTAGCGAGCAAATCTCTGGAATACTGCTCGAACCAGCCTCCCTTAGGAAACCGAATCCGCTGAGCCTTGATAAGAGTGAACACGATGTAAATCAGTGTTGTTCTATCTACGGTAAAGCAATTGTTGGTATTGGGCATGAAGAACTTCTTGGTGGTCCCATAGGCAATAGAACCTGTGGGCACCCCCATGTAGGCTCCAAGGTTGGGGTTCTGTACGGATCCAACGAATCCAGCATCAGCTCCTACAATTTCAATTCTACTTCCGGTTACGCTTTTGAGGTAATCTCCGATAACATAGTGACGCTGCTCATCCGGCAATCCTGTGGGCCTAATAGCCCCTAGAACGTCGAAGCAGCCGTCTCTGTACCCGACGGCTACACCAACAGTAAAGCTGACCACCTCAGCACCGCCCCAGTCAACGCCCCCAGCTACCCTGTGGTAGATCTGAGCGTTTGGTGGTTCGTGTTGGTCTATGTCTAAGATACTAGCCTCTTTAATGTCCTTCTGAGTGATTGGAACACCGCCCTGTGAGGTGGGTATTCCTAAGCACTCTTGGAGAAATCTAGATTGTGAATATGCGCTAGACCCATGAAGTTTATTATAAATAGTTTCGATGTATCTATCGTGTGGAAATATACGGTCTGGAACAATAATTTGGGGGACATGATACCCCTCTGAGTCACGGTGGATTGGGTCGTATTCGTACGACCTAATCCACTTTCCTCTGGTCACATCTATTACCTTGCCACATTTTATGCAGCAAATCCCTTTGATCTGAATCATTTCCAAAACTCTTCCAGCTTCGGTAGGTACATTTTCGTGCCCACACCCACATTTCATTATCCACTCGTTTTGAGTCGAGTTTTCAAAAAGCTTGGTAAGTGTGTTGTCAACGCCACGAGCGGTTCCGAAATAGCTTTCGTATCGATAATCAGATGTTCCTAATGTTTCTCTAATCTGAGGAATGAAGTCTGCATTAAGATCCTGACAGTTGTGTACGCCTATCCCGTTAGCAAAGAATGTGTGGTTCTTCTCTGTCTCTATATCATATACATCATCTACCCCAAGGTAGGCAATCCCGACGATGTCTGAGAAGTCCTCAGTGCTTCCTTTTTCTTGAGTTTGTTTTCTCTCCTTTTTTGTATCTGTTTTGCATGGCGCACTGGATCCTGTCTCAGCCTCATTCCGGTTTCCCTTCCCCTTTTTCTTGAAGCCTCTAAGTTCTCCCAGTATCTCTCTTTGCGTTTTGTGTTCATGGCGTCTCGATTCCTTTCCACCCATCTTGTCTTTACTCCCTTCTTGGCGATAGCACTGCACTTCTCGCCACAATACGGTTGGATCCCATTCCCCACGAATGGTTGCCCACAGAGCCTGCATGGCTTCTCCAGGTTTACTTCCTGATAGGCCCACTTGTACTCCATCTCTGGGAATGAGTATATCCTGGTGTTTTCTAAGAGCACCTTGGTCCCAACCACATCCACTGTGATTATGTAATACGTCTTGTTCCTGCTTTTCTTCTTTATTTTTATGGCTTTGCAGCTCACTCCATTTTCTTTTAACCAGCTCACCAATAGACTGGATTCCTCTTTTGAGAATGATTGGGTATTGAACACAAAACTTCTCCCTGTATTGGATAGGCTCCCATCGTCCATCATCCACCACGCAATCGCTTCCCAGGTCAAGTGTTTGACCCATTCTTGAGTTACCTTCTTCTTTGGCAAGCCCTTGTCTGAAGTACCCGTGTAGCAGATCTGGTGTATAGAGTCTAGGCATGGAGCACTTAGGGATCCAAAAACGCAGCTTTTCTCCCCCCAGCCCCTGTTCTCTACAATCTTGGGCTTTGTCCTCACTAGGTCCCCCAACACTTCCGCTTTGCGGTTGCAGTATCGTTCCTGACACTGGCCGTGTGTTACGTAATACTTGGGGTGGGATCTTGGAGTGGTACCACCCACTTTTGTCAGACAGGAATCTCCCAATAGTGTCCCAAAGACCATTTGCTCTTGACTGTGATTTAATGGCCTTAGCTTTGCTTGCTCTTGGGCATCTGTTAGCTTCATGCCACGGTAGTATTTCTGCAAGGTATATCCATCCCCTGTCGGACATGATTCGCTCGTTCCCTGTGCAGTCGAGGTGGTCCCCGTTGGATAAAATGATTCGCCAGACGTGTCGTTTGCCTTTGTGCTTAATTGATTTAATTGTGTCATATTCTAATTTTAACGTTGATTCGTTAAATCCAACAATACGATCCCCTGGTTTTTTGTCAACTAGAGTGTCAAGATTGATCCCGTCAAATAGGGCTGTAGAGCCCAAATTGCATTCATCCAGGTAAACTTCATCGGTCGTCACCCCCAATGAATTAGATACGTTATTGAAGCAAGAAATGCCCACAAATCTGCTCCCACTTACATAACTCTTTTCGTTGACATTAGCTGTACAGGTGTTATTCACAACCGGCCATGGCAATAGCTTGCCCTGGGTCATTGGAGCCATAAACATTGAGTGTAGACGCTGAGTATAAATGCTTAGTGGGGCAACATACATTACTCTAAAATATGACCTCCACCAGCAGTTCATTAATATAGATGCACTGATGCTCGTAGATTTTCCTAATTGACGAGCGCACATGTAAACATGCTTTCTAACCTTTCTGGTTTTGCTAAAAATCCCAGCAAACATCGGACGACGGTGTAAAATATTTAAAGGTTTCCCTTGGAAACTTATACTTGCGGGTACTAGGTCGACCAAGTCGATCTTGTTTGATAGTTGGCCATACAGGCGCTCCAGTTCCTTATCGCTTACTGGGATGATTTGTTTGTCCATAAATAATAGAAACCACTTGTAATAGTGGTGGCAGTTAAAATAAATAAGCTAAAAGGGGTGTTCAGTAAAGAAATTATTGAACACTTTATAAATATATGTATAGTCAAGCATTACAATTCTTGTTTGCGCACATCGAAAGATTTGGTGAAAAAATAGTTCTTGCATCCTGCTCCAAAAGAATGGATAAGGTATTACGAGCACCAACCTTTGAAGAGCTATATGAGAATCCACAACGATATAAAGGTCGCTTCCTTGTATAAAGGAGCACCAACAATTGGTAATGTTACAAATAATTAAAGATGAAAAACAATAAGCCCCTAACAGCTTACAGCAATAGTAAGCAATTCCTTTGCTGCGTAACTGGAGAAGTTATCCATCCCGAGCGGGTGGAGTATCTCCTTGGGGAGGGAGTATTAGAATACAACCTAACAAGTATCAATGGTGCCAACGCGACCTATAGGCCAAAAAAGATTATCGTTGTCGACGACGAAGGAACTGAGTTCTTTTGTGACAAGATTGACGAAACTAGGGCCTGGTCAGAGGAGCGTTTTGGAGCAGATGCAGATGAAGATTCGATCCCAGAGGAGACTGAAAGAAAAGTCCCCAAAAAGATCGAAGAGGCTTCCCCTGCTCTGATTCATGAAAGTCTCGACGTTGTTATCAAAAAAGAGGATACTGAAGAGGATGATTTCTCGTAGTCCAAATTTGTTTTTATCCAAGGGCGGTGAACCTTCGTTTGCGAAGTTTCAGCCATCTAAATCCTTGATCTTTGATAAGTTGCCCACAATCAAACAAATCACACAAACACATGAACGGTCTAACGAATCTGATTCTATCAGTGACGGTCCTAGTGCTGACGGCAGCACTGTGCAAGAAACAACTTGTTGAGCTTGCAGAAGAACTAAGTGAAGTAAGCGCAGACACAGAGGTGGGTTCCGCCTCTACTATTACATTCCCATCGAAAGCTAAGGCTTCCTGATGGCTGAGTGGACCTTCTTATTAACAGGGTCGGCTATTTCCTTTGTAGTGGTGTGCATTCTTCGCAAGAAGGAAAAGACATCTTTCACGAAGAGCCAGCCTCGACCACAACCCATATTGCTTAACTAAAATGTCACACTACAAAGAGAGAGTGGATGTCGGGTTTGTGGGAGGATACATTTTCTTCTACATCATAACTTGCAAGCTTTTGTTCGGTAAGATTCTTTGCCCATTCCTGTTTGCCGTATGGTTGACAGCTGGTTGGAGTATCTCTCGGTACATTGCAGATAAGTTTATTGTAGGGGCAGAAGACGTAAAGTTTTGGTCAGCTCTGGGGATTTTCCTTGGAGTTCTTGGACTGGTGTCTCTAGCCTGGAACATAAAATAAAACCATGTTTCCCGTACTAACATTATTCATTGCTCTTATTATCTTTGGTGACAAAGGAGTAAGTGCTATATTATATGTTGTGCAGGAAGCAGAAATCACAGCCCGAATGAGAGGTTATATCGAAGCACGTTACTCAGGTACTCCATTGGAGTACTTGATGAACTGCCGGTATTGCCTTTCATTCTGGGCTGCTTTTCTGGTTGCCTCCGCATTTTCCGCTTTCTCTTTGCTACTGGATATTTCTGTTCCAATCACTGCAGTTCTGTGTATATTGCTGACTCTAGTCATCTATGGCACACAACTCGAAAAACTAAAAAAGGAAGACAGCAGTGGACATTAAAGATCTAATAGACTGCCAGTTCGTTTCCGATATCTCCCAGTTGGGGGCGACTGTTGAATTCAAGACAATCTTGTATTCTCCTGTGTCTATGCAGATGGAGCATGTAACCATTTCGTGCCCAATGTCTGGGAACTACATCCTAACGGATGCGGCAAAAATAATTGAGGGTGATGTAGGTGTTCCAGAGGAGAGGCACAAGGATTTACTCGTCCAAGTGTTCTCTTCCCTGGAGCAGTCTACAGGGGTCAGTAAGTTGATCGACAAAAAACAAATATTACCAGATTCTTTTGATTCACGGATGCAGGAATTGGCGCTGAAGTTCCTAGGGGATCTCAGCGAAGAGGAACTAAAAAAAGACTCAGAAGAGCTAAAGTTCTCATTCCTACACCTTTGTTCAAAAAACTTCCAAGACTCATATGTCCGATACACCAGTTGATAATCAAGAAAACGTAGCACAACAGCCACCAGCCCCAGGGGTTATAAGCGACCAGGAGGTTGCAGGAGTGCAGGCAATGATAGCCTCGAGGCTAGCAGCGAGCATCTCTCCAATGATTGCCAGGGAGCTTATGACAGGCAAGATATCATTTGCTGCCCTCACTGTGGTGGTAGATGATAAATACAGTGGTACATTCCCATTCTATCAGATCGCTCCACAAACAGCCTCTGAGCAGGATAAGTTTGGAATCAAACTAAGCAACATCAAGTCAACAATGTTGGCTGCTGTAGAGTTTGCCAAAGTGCTAGGGTTTTTCAAAAATAAAGTAGCAAGATCCTTTGATGAAGGATATCTCGATCCACCCAAATAACAAATGTCATCCTCAATTCTAAGAGATTATGTTCTTTCCAGAATACCGATAGTTTGGGTGTATAGCATTGAGGAAGATAGGCTCTTGCAACAAGAGGCCAACTTCCTGCTAGACAAGGGTACAACCAATAGGGTGTACATTTACGATGCTAGCAACACCATTTATGACTTTCAGAAACGTGGGGGTAAGCCTCAGGTAATGGAGGTTGGTGGCCCTACCGAGGCTATCAGTGAATTTATCAAGCCCTCGAGATTCAAGTTTGAGGACTTTGTTGTAGATAAACAATGTACGTGGGATTTAAATGACAATGGGTTTCCATCTAAATCTATCATGGTACTTCTTGACGCCGCTTTCCATATGGTGGATTCAAACAACGTCAAGCACACCAACGCAAGGCTGACTCGCGCAATTAAGTCAGCTGCTCAGGAGTTGATTAAGCAACAAAAGAGTTTGGTGTTTGTGAATCACCACACAGATATTCCTATCGAATTAGAAAACATCGTCACTTATGTTGAGCACAAGCTCCCAGATGTGAAGATGATGAAATCCATCGTCAGGAGCAGCCAGGGTGCTTTGATCTCAGAGTCTATCCCAAAGATTACTCTTACAGATGAAGAGCAGGGGGTGATTGCTCAACAGCTCACTGGACTGACTAAGTGGCAGGCAGAGAATGTCCTGTCTTTGGCAAACAGAGAGAATGCAATCGACATAACCTATGGCACTGGAGATAAGCCGCCTAGAACCTTTAAGGGGGAAGTACTCCGAAGAGAGAAGGCTAGGCTCATCCAGAAGTCAGGAGTTCTGAAGATCATAGAAGTTAATCAGGGGCTAAGCTCTGTTGGTGGCATGGAGAATCTGAAGGCGTGGGCAAAGGATAGGGAGTTGATATTTAGTCAGGGGGCCAGGGATGACGGAATTGATCTTCCAAGGGGCATATGGGTTGTAGGCCCATCTGGAGTTGGTAAGACTCATGTAGCACAAGCGCTAGCTAAAGAATGGGATAGAACTATCCTTAGGTTAGATGTGGCTGCTTGTATGGGTAGCTTGCTTGGGGAATCCGAGGGAAAATTGTTGCGTGCCCTAGGTGATGCTGAAGCACAAGCACCATGTATTCTCTTTATTGACGAGGCTGAGAAGCTGATGGCAGGCGCTAGTGGAGTAGTTAGCGATGGGGGTACATTTCAGAGAATGTATGGCACATGGCTTACTTGGAATCAATCTAGGAAAGCAGATGTATTTGTTGTTTGCACAACTAATAGCGTACAAGATGTCCCAGCTCCCGCACTTAGAAAAGGTAGGGTAGATGAAATATTCTACGTAGGTCTACCAGGCCTAAAGCAGAGAGTGGACATCTTCAACATCCACCTAAACAAAAGAGGGTGGAATCCAGAGGAGTATGGAATTGATCTTGGCTTACTAGCCATGAAGACTCCACACCGAACTGGATCAGAGATTGAGCAAATTGTAAACGAGGGGCTAATTAGAAAAGGAAAGGCGATTGGGTTTGGAAAATCCAACCCCATCAAAACAGATTATTTCCTTGATGCAATTGGCGATGTAAAGATCATGGCAGAGCTAAACCCAGATGAGGCTTCTGGATTGTTCAAGTGGGCTAAATCAAGGGGGGTTATGATGGCAAATGCAGACGATGATTTGACGCCACCCAAAAAATCTTTCTTGAGTAAGACAGGAAAGCCTGATCCAATGGAACCCATCAAAATTAACGAAGAGGAGTTATAACAAAAATATGTCACATATGAGAGCAATGGCCCTGCCTGAAATCAGGGACCTAGATACACTTCAAAAAGCCTGCAAACGGCTTGGTGGAGTTTTGGATACAGAAGCCAAGCAAGCTAAGTTCTATGCAGGGCAACAAAAGGGGTGCGATGCTGTGATTAAGTTCTCAGATAGCACATACGAGATAGCAGTAATCAAAAACGAAAATGGAGTGTATGAGATCGAGGCAGATCTGTATGACTCAAGGCTTCGCGCCATCGTTGGCAAAGACTGCTCTCTACTTAGTCAAGCATTCCAGATTGAGCAACACCGCAAAATCGCCAGGAATCAGGGGTATGAAGTTATCGAAAGGACAAACCCCAAGAATGGTAACATCAAGCTGACAATTGAACGCCGATGAGTGTAGAAACTATCGAAATCGAAATAACCCCAGAGGGGGTAGCTAGTATTGAAGCATTTGGGTTTACTGGAGATGGCTGCAAAGCTGCCACCAAGGCACACGAAGCTATCTACAAGGAAGAAATTAGCAGTAAGGATAAACCCGAGCTGCACATGGGGACAAAAGTCTCCACTAAATCAAATGTCTCAAGATAAAGAGATATCAATGATATTCGCCACTGATGGAACTGTTAAGTCAGTCTATCATGACGAATTGAGTATTTTTGATCAAGGCCGCGTCAACAACTGTCGTGTGACAGATGTTGAATTCGATAACGAATCCCAAGAGTGGGTTGCGACCTTGATTAAGACGGGGCAAGTAATTGCCAAAGGTAAGAGCAGAAACGAAGTCCTAGCCCAGGAAGTATCTATTGTAGATGCCCTCCTGTTTGATGGACAAGACATACACCCATAAACACAAACAAACAAAATGGAAAAAACACCAGAACCACGGTCCGAACAAGAAGTCCTCTGTGATATCGTTAGCCTCCTTGAGTCTAACAAGATCACTCAAAACGCAGATATTGCGTATATCTGCAGTCGCCTACTCAATCCCGACAAGATTCGTGGAGTGAAGCGCTCTGTCACGATGAAGCGCCAGAAGCAGTACCAGGCTTTCCAGGTCATGCTGGCTGGTATGGGCAAGCGTGCATCCAAGACGGTTTCTTCTTCTCCTAAGAAGAAAGCGGCCAAAGCATCTCGCTAAATCCAAAGCTGAGGGCGGGGCATCCATAGGGGTGCCCCGCTTTTTGCGTCATGATTAAAATAGCACACATTTCAGATTTACATATCGGTAGTCACCAGTGGGGTAATGTCGGTAGACAAAAACACCACGGCAAGAATTTACACAAGCTCGCAGATGAGCTTAAGGATTACGACATCGTGATGATAACTGGAGATGTGTTTGACTCTCCAGAGCCTAGCCCACTAGATGTGATCCAGTGGATATACTTCTGCCGAGACCTAAAGGGGTTTGGAGCAGAACTGATAGTTAATGTGGGGAATCACGATATGGTTGTCGGATCTGAGTATCAGTGGGTAGAGACTGGACTACTTGAGGAGCGTGATATTCACAAGGAGAAATCTGGTGATCTGCACGACACCATATTGGGGATTAAAATACTAAATCTTAGTTATATACACAAAAAACAAATTAAAGATGTAATTAATAATATACCGGATGGAATGGACATTATTATGATGCATCAGTCAGCCGCTGGATTCTTACCATCAATTGCTAGGCCGCAGCTAGACGAAGAAGATCTCGCAGAGCTTTCAAAGAAGTGCAAATACTTGGCATTAGGCGATCTTCACATTCACAAGATCATGAAGCTATCTAATGGGTGTACTGCCGCATATCCTGGTACAAACTTCTTCTTGAAGTTGGGTGAGGAATGCAACGACTTCAAGTTCTTGGAGATCCAGTTCGACGAAACAAAAAAGAAGGTTTCAAAGATCAAATCCATTCCATATTCTCCAGATCAAGCCTCCTATGTAATAAACCTATTTGAATCAAGTAGCGTACTAGGTATTGTTGCTAAAGATCCATTTGCTTTTTACATTGTCAGATATACTCCCGCTCAAGAGGATGAAGCTAGGGGGCTAGTTTCTGAAGTCAACAAACACTTCCCAGGAGCTATCATTCACCTACATAGAGATAAGCCTCCAAAGGTGGCAGACTCCCTAGAGAGCGACAGTGAGGTTACGGAAGATACAGACTTCATATCTCTTGTAGAAAAAGAGAATAGCCTGGAACAGAGGGATGTAGATCTCGTTAGTGAGATATGGAACAACCCCTCTACAGATAATATAGCTGCAATCCTTGAAAAGGACTTAACCGAAACGATTCATGAAGCTCAGACACTACACAGCAAATAGTCACGCACTAGATCTTCTAAATGGAGTAATGGTGTTATTCTCATATGAGACTCCAGTGGCGCTAAAGAGTGGTGACACTATCTACCGCTCCTCAACTAAGTACAGCCCTACAACAGGCAAACACATAACTGTGTGGAGACGTAGATTTGGTTATAACACGCCATTCCTAGAAGTATCTCCAGAAAGATTAGAGAGACTCATAGAAGAGAGGGCTAGGATGTTTTGTCTATACGACAACAGCGATGAAAATAACTAGAGTAGAACTAAAAAACGTCACTCAGCATAGAGATGTCAATATCGATATCCATGATAACGTCGTTGGCATTATTGGTCAGAATGGATCAGGCAAAAGTAATTTTGCCTCTTCCATATCTATTGCTGTAACTGGGGAGTTTGGAAAAAAGAAGAAGGACCTGATTACTTATGGAGAGAAAACTGGCTCAATAGAGGTAAGTGGTATTATCAAAGATGTGCCATTTGTAATTAACAGGAATCTACACAACAACGAAGCATCGTTGGAGTATGGATCGGACACTATCAACGGATCAGACGCTGTTACGGATAAGATGTTGGAACTACTGGGGTGCGACAAGTCATTCCTTCCCAATATGGTATTTGTTACTCAGCAGGATATTTTGGGGCTCTTATTTGGCAGGGCCGCTGAGAGGAATAAGATGCTCCAGAAGTTCTTTGGGTTAGAGAAGGCTGCAAAGATTGAGCAGCTAATTGGACGTTGGAAGTCAAACATCCCATACCCTGCAATAATTGACGAAAGCCAAGCTAGGGCTGCTATTGAGAGTGTCTCTAAGATGAAGAAAAATCTCGAGGCAGAGCTAGGTGAAAGGAGGGATAAAATCTCGTCTCTTCGTGAATTTCTTGACTCTGCAAATGAGGATAAGATTCTTTCCAACAAGAAGAGGGCATTGCGCAAAGAGTCAATTGAAGCAAAGATAGAGGAGAAGATCGCTTACAAAGAGTCTCTGTCTAATAGCTTAAAATCACTTACTATTCCCAAGGTAACTAACCTAGACATAGAAAATATCAAAGAAAGGTTGGCTAGTGCAGTCAAGGAGTCTGGAGGGATCAAGGAGATGATCAAGATTCTTGATGCAGCCAGTTGCTCTCACGACAAAAGTGGCGATTGCTCTATATGTGGGAACAAGTTGACAGAAGATATTGTAGAATCAATGGGTAGAAGGCTTGAGGAATCTCGTAAGGCATCATCCAAGATAGATAGAACCATCTTTGCTATATCAAAAGAGTTAGAAGATGCTTCTAGCGAGTTGTCATCGTATGAGACCAAGAGGGATCAATATACTGCCAACATAGATAGCGCCAATACAGCTATTGAGGTTTTGAAAAAAGAGCTAGAAGATAATCAATGGCCAAAGCACTCATCTGAAGCGTACGAAGGTGGGCTGATGAATATACGAGATGCTCGCACAGAGATGAGCAATGCAGAGGAACAGGCAAGTATAATAATCTCCTCCATTGGTGGATTAGTTGATCAGATTGCTCAGCACGAAAAAGACCTAGAGTCTGCCAAGACTGTGGGACTCAAGTATTCTGGGACTAAGATTCATGAGTCTAGGATTTCTAGGGTTAGAGATGTATTTAGGCATGATGGCATTAGTGGCCTTTATGTAAATTCCAAGATGAACCAAATGTGTTCATCTATTAACCAATACCTACAAAGCTTCGGAGCGCAATACCGAGTCAGTGTAGACAAAGATAATGATTTTGTGTGTGACTTTGGATCCAAGAAGGTTCCAGCGTCAGACCTGTCTTGTGGACAAAAGGTAACACTATCTTTGGCATTTAGGTTTGCTGCTTGCGAGATCTTCTCGACAGGAGTGGACTTGATAGTCTTAGATGAACCAACCACATGGCTTGACAGAAACACCATTGCAAATTTTAAAGAAATCATCGAAAGTATTTCAGAACTCTCTGATAGCCAGAACCTACAAATCCTGACTGTTACTCACGAGAGATCTCTGATCCCATACTTTAGACAAACAATCGAATTCTGATGGAAACAGAAAATGATGATAATGAAGAAGATAATCGGTGCCCTATTTGCGATAATATATATCCACACAACCACAACGAGCAGACGTGGAAGGAGTTTGATGACTTTTGGAGCAAATTAGGGAGCGAAAATAAAAAATAACCATGATACAAGTAATCGTAGACATCGAAACAGAACCTCTCTCAAGAGAGGAGATAGAGGCAGTAATGCCTGAGATCAAGGCAGCAGGGAACCTCAAGGACCCAGTAAAGATTGCTGCTGATATTGAAGATAAGAAGGCTAAGTTCTATGACCAAGCAGCCCTAAATCCACTCACAGCAAAAGTGTGTGCAGTGGGTGTCTGGGAAGTAGGCAAGGCGTCTCCAGTACTACATCACTCAAAGGACGAGAAAGACCTGATAACGGTATTCTCTAATCTGTGTGTTGGCAATGTCAGCGGTGTTCCAGAGATTGAGATAATTACATTCAATGGTATCTCATTCGATATTCCATTCTTGTGTAGGAGAGCCCTGAAGTATGGCAAGAACCTATTCCCATGGTTCTTCGGCATTGATGGTTCTCTTTCCAGGAATGCGCCATTGATTGACTTGGCTGCTATTTGGGACTGCCGTAGAAAAGATTACGTCAGTCTGAATGAGCTGTCTATCCACCTAGGGAATGGAACCAAGACAAAGAGCAAGGAATTGTTCTGGCAGACACTCAAGCGAGATGTGAAAGAGGCTGAGGCTTATCTCACACACGATCTGAGTCTGACCTACGAAAATGCAAAATCCATGGGACTTATCAATGACCCACCTGAACGCACTGGAACCTAAGACAGCATTCAAGTTGTTCAGAAAAAAGGCTAATGGAGATATCACGTCTCTGTCAAATTGAGTTGATCAGGCCGCAGATACAGGGTAGTGTCTGGTACCTTGCCAACTGAATAAAAGTAATTGGACCGGTAAATACACAAAAACACAAGAAGATCGTAAAAACAAAATGAAAGTATTATTTATACTAAAACTAAGACATGACTATGACAGTTCTTATGGAGCCAAGGGGTTCTCTAGTGGATTGCAAAACTCAGCGACATTCGTGTCGGACATGCTAAGCAACAATTGCGTAGACTCAAAGATCGAGATTGTCGTGGACGGGAATTCCATCGATAGGGTTGTTACACAGCACAAGCCGAACATCGCTATCATTGAAGCACTGTGGGTAACTCCAGAGAAATTGAAGGAGCTTACTAAGCTGCACCCCAACATCACCTGGGTGATTCGGAATCACTCTGAGATTCCATTCCTAGCGAACGAAGGTATTGCTACGGACTGGGTCTATCAGTATGCACAGATCCCTGGGGTGTTTGTTTCGTCAAATACCGTTCGGTCATGCGAGAACATTTCTGTGTTCACAAAACAGAGAACTGTCTACCTGCCGAACTACTACATCCACAAGAAAGTGGATAAGTTTGAACTTCCTACAGTACATAATGATGTAATTAACATTGGGTGCTTTGGAGCCATCCGGCCACTAAAGAACCAGATGATGCAGGCAGTGGCTGCTATTGACTACGCGGAACGGAGTGGCGAGGTTCTGCACTTCCATATAAATTCCACGAGATTGGAGCAATGGGGTGCGCAGGTATACAAAAATCTAAAGAACCTATTTGCCAACAATGGATACCACGAACTAATCGAACACGAGTGGAAAGATCACAATACGTTTTGCTCTCTCATAAAGAGCATGGACGTTGTACTTGCAGCTAGCTATACAGAAACATTCTGTATCGTTGCAGCGGATGCTGTGTCTCAGGGCGTTCCTGTTGTATCTAGTGAAGACATCTTTTGGCTAAATAGCCTAAAGTGCAACCCAAACGACAGGAAGTCCATTGTCAGAGCTATAATCAAGTCACAGGGTATTTTAAAGCCCCTCTACTTGATGAAGCAGAGGAATTCTCTAGAGAAGTATCTTGGTGATTCTTGGCAGCAGTGGATAGAGCAAGTACGCGATTGACATCCTCCCCGGCCTTTAGGCCGGGGATTCCCACTAAATATGCAGAGCACAATGAAAGTAACAATCACCAGATCTGGAGGGTACTTACGAATAGATCCGATCATTCCAGATCTTCTCGCAAAACTATCTTTCTCTTACACAGTGAGGGATAAAATTAAGAAAAAGTTTTTTGATCAAAAGACTGGAAAGATGCGAGAGGTGTTTGTAGATGGTCCTATTGGTTCTGTTAAGAAGAACCTGTACAAAATAACAAAAGATGGGAATGGGGTAATTACGTACGATGGTCTATTGACCCTAGTAAAGAAAACCCTATTCAAGTTAAAATATGAGATTGATATCCTTGAACCGAATGGTGCTATTTACGAAGAACCAGAAATAACCGAAAGGGTATTTGAAGGTCTCTATCCAGATCAAAAAACTGCGGTAGAGGCTGTCCTGAGTCACGATGGTGGGTGCTTAGTAAATGCAGCAACCAATACTGGTAAGACAAGGATAATCGCGGCACTCTGTAGGGCTTTTAGCAAACACAGGGGATTGGTTGTAACCAACCGCCAATCTGTAGCTACAAAGCTTTATAAAGATCTGCAGGATCTTGCTCCCGAGTGCGATCCAGGCGTCTACCTTTCATCAAAAAAGGCGAAGGGTAGAACTATGGTAATAACATCAAAATCTCTACAAAAGTTTGATCCAAGTAATATTAGTTATATTCTGTTCGATGAGGCGCATTCAGCATCAAGTCCGGTTACGTCAGAGCAATTGTTAAGATTCAAAACATCCAAAAAGTGTGGGTTCTCTGGAACCCTATCTGGTGGATTCAAGGGGCTTTCAAAATACCTTGAGTCTGTTTTTGGACCAACCGTGTTTACCTTAACAGATCAGGAGCTAGAGGAAATGGAAAGGGCTACTCCACTACATGTCTACACTATAAAAGTAGACAAAGGGGTCCAGTTCTCAAAGACAACCCAGAATCTCACAATGGAGAAAAATGGGGTTTGGTACAACCGTCACAGGAACAAGCTACTTAGCGAGTGCGTGAATCTAGTCCCCAAAGACCAACAACTAGTAATCTATGTAAGAACTCTAGCGCACTTAGAGGAATTGATGTCCGACTATCTGAAAGACAGTGGATTTGAGATATACCACGGTAGCATATCTACAAAAGAGAAGATTAGGGTTATGGGTGGATTCAACTCTGGAGATATGAAGAGAATCATCTCTACTGACTGCCTGGCAGAGGGTGTAGATCCCAAGGCGCTGTTTGTGACTATAAATGCCAACTGGACTCAGTCTGATGTTTCGGTCCTTCAAAAAGCTGGAAGAAATAGAAGGTTGACAGAGGGTAAGGGGTATGGAGTAGTAATAGATTTCAACGACATGTGGTGTGAGAGAATGCAAAGAAAATCAAAAACTCGCATAGACCTATACAAATCAAGAGGATACAAATTATTTGAAGATGTCTCACCAGACCAAATACAATTTTTACAAGATGCAACCTGAAGAAGTAGATGCCAGTTCGCTAGCTAGAAAATGCCAGCGAGTCTACGAGTGCTTTAGGGGGCGATCAGCCCCTGGGTACAAGTGCGGCAAAAAGTTTGATAGTGAATGGTTCAAGTTGGCCAATACACTTATTAGACTAAAAGCAGATCCAGTAACCTACCTAGAATCACTTTTTGAGTGCTGGGGTGGTGCTCCATTTGTAAATCAACTGTGCTCCCCGAGAGCACAGAGCATTTACAACAATTATCTCAACAAAGGGAAAACCATTGGCGAGCTGGAGTTTACAAACCAAATAAGATACCTCAATGACGCCATAGCTTTCTATACAAAAACTCATGGAGAAGTCGACAATATTCTTGGTCTAGACTTCGTTCCGGTGAAGGCATATATTCGTATATTGCTATGCAGCGAGGACGTTTTACCAGAGTTTTTAGAAAGATATGGGGCAACTGCATACGCGGAGGTCAAGGCCAACCCATCAATTGACAAATATATAAAGGATACCTATGTCTCAAGATACAACAGATTATTTCCACAAAGACTTTCAGAGGTCGATGATAGCGCACACGATACGCTGCCCGAGCCTTCTAAGGTACCTGCACGAAGGCAGATTTACCCACAACGACGTAGAGCTACCGATTCATAGTGGAATCTTAATTGCAGCCAAAAAGATACTGAATGTTCAGGGGGTAGTACCCACCGAATGTATCCCAGTAGAACTCCTGGCAATGCATCTCAAGGAGATGATTGAATCAGGAGATATTTTGGCTACAGAAAGAAAACCACTAATAAGAGAGGTTGAGGCAATCTATGACATGAAACTCCACGAGGAGTACTTCCTTAAAATTCTTCCTGCATTTCTGTCTGAGATAAAAATTTCAAGATTGATCAGTGGATATAAGAAGGGTACGCCACAGGAGTTTGCCAGTAAGATATCTAAGGCGCTTGAGGAATCAAAACCAAGTAGTTCAAAATCTGTATCCATAAAGCCTCTTATTGATTGCCAGATGTCCGATGTTCCGGTTGAGTATGTCCCATGCGGGATTAACGCAATTGACTCTAGGATGAATGGCGGTCTTGGTAAGGGGGAGTTTGGAGTAGTTTGCGGTGTTTCTGGTTTAGGCAAAACAACCGTAGGGATTAACTTTTGTTGGGGAGCTTGCCTCTCTCACAAGAAGACACTACTAATCACCCTAGAGCTGCCACAGAAGAAGATCTCAGAAAGGTTGTATTCCAGAATGACCCAGGTTGATTACAACAGGATCAGGTATGGTGATGATGGTGACATGGATAAAGTTAGGGATGAGGTTCATCAGATTAGGGATACATTTCCCCTAGAGGTTAGAGCAAACTTTGATATCTGGGATTATTCAGAGGAAGCTTGCTCCCTCAAGATGATAGAAAATCGATTGGCTGGACTGTCCCCTGAGGAGATGCCAGACATGATCTTCCTTGATTGGCTAGACGCCCTCGAAACAGACCCATCAGATAGAAGCAATGGGTATGTATCCAGAGAGCTGCGACACCAGCTTCAGAACTACTCTAAGGGATGCTCTGACATCGCAAAGAGATTTAACGTGGCATTTTGGACAGCAACCCAGGCAAATGCCAAGGGGGATGGACAGAGAGAAGTCCGTATGTCAAACGCAGCAGAGGGCTTTAGTAAGTCATGGCGATGCTCAGTCTTTCTTGGAATCGGCGCAACTGACCAAGACAGAGAGGGCGGGAGAATGACAGTTAAGGCAGGCAAGATGCGAGACGGACAGATATTTGAATCACAAATTCTCGCAAGGCTAGACAAACAGACCTTTGAGGATATCCCACCAGACCTGCTCAATGCAGTTCCAAGTGCGGCAAATTTTACTCCAGTAAATAGACGAACACAGAACACACGATAGTATGGAATACACAGAACAACGACCAATACAGCAATGGCCAATTGGAAAAGTTGGAGACTCGGCGGACCTAGGAGAAATAGTAGGTCTTGAGTTATACTCCTCAGAGATGGACATAACCTATCAAGAGGACGACGACAGAGAGGCAATTGTCATTGCGACATTTGTCTCACCAGATGATGAAATAAATGTTTATAAACTCCCCTTTGACCCGGTGCTGTTCTCTCAGCTTTCTGAGATCTTCAGGAACTATGCGTTGAAGCACATAAACAACCTAGGAACCCCTGCCCAGGAATATAGGGCAACAAAAACCAAATACGGATACGAATTCGATCTCACATGAGTCTATCCTTTGAAGAAGTAGAACGAGTCTTTCCTGAAGCTCAGCAGACTTTTTCCAGGGATCATACAGAATTCACCGTACACTGTCCACGCTTCCACAAGAAGGGTGGACGGTATAAGATGTCCATCAACGCTGACACTGGCGCATACATCTGTCACGACTGCGGACACGCCGGCAATGCCTACAAAGACTTCTTCGACGAGGGTCGTCAATTCTTTATAGGAATGAAGGTTCGTAGACCCAAAGACTCTGAGACATCGTGTCAGGTATATCGATCAAACAGAACAATCTGGAAAGACGATATTCCTGTCCCTGGTGAGATGGTAAAGATGAGTAGTCTTGAGGACAATCATCCCGCTGTAGAGTATCTAACCCAAAGAGGCATCTCTATGGAAGATGCTGACCGATTCAAGTTGTCATACTGTACTGATGGTACATATAGGTTCAGTGACAATATGGGAACTACCTCTGGGAGAATTATATTCCCCGTAGTCATGGCTGGTACCCTTATGGGGTGGCAGGCACGACAGGTGGAAAAGGTAAATGATCGCGGGGATAGGATGATCTGGAAGGGAGATGCCTTCGGTTGGGACATAATGGAAAAGATCCCGCTTGAGGGTGGTGGGTTTCATTGGTCAGATCACCATGTCCCAAAGTATTATACTTGCCCTGGAATGCAGCGAGCAAGATCCCTATTTAACTTTGATAAAGCCGTCAAAAATGAAGGATATGTCGTTGTTACTGAAGGGCCAATTGATGCTCTAAAGGTAGGGTGCTGCTCTGTCGCCACCTTTGGAAAGAAACTAACACGAGATCAAATTAGGATAATTTGCACCAACTGGACTAAGATCATTATGATTTTGGACCAGGATGTAAATACCCAAGACGAATGGTTCAAGAGACTTGAAGATTCGTTCAAGGGGGTATATCTTTTAACTATGAAGCTTGAAGGATTCAAGGATCCAGGTGAAGCACCTAGGTCGGAAATCTGGAAGCAGATTGAAGCAAAATATGGAAACCCAAATGACTACCGCCCAAAAGTACCCTGATGACTTTGAAGATATAATCTATCAATCAATGCTCTCTATGGAAAGCGACAATGGTGTTGTTCACCTTCCTGACGTGATCAAACTCGTCAGTAAGAGAGTGAAGGCCAAGATCAATCCAGAAAGCGTATTCATCTTTATGAAGCGCATGTGCGAAGAGGGTATGGTAGAGAAAGTTTCCCACAATCACTACAAAGCGATTGAGTTCGATCCGAACTTCTCGTTCAGTTAATAGTACTGCGCCTACCCATTGGTAGGCTATCGTAGATCGCCACAGCCCCGCGCAAGGGGCTCGTTGCGTCTGCACACAAACACACACAGAAGTATGAGCGCACCAACTAAATTAAGTATATTGCCACTCCACACTCATACAGCGTATAGCCTTATGGATGGAGTGTCAAAAATAGACGAATACATAAAGTACTGCCAGGAGAATGGGATTGAGGCTTGTAGTTGCACTGACCACGGGTATGTCCTTGGGCTATATGACCTCATAACCAAGACCTCAAAAACAGATATTAAAGGGATACCAGGTGCAGAAATATACCTTCTTCCCCACAAAGAATACAACGTAGCACCAGGCAAAAAGGCATTCAAATATTTTCATCTAACCCTATGGGCGATGAACCAAACTGGGTATAAGAACCTACTTGCTTTATCAAATGCTTCATGGGGCCCAGGTAGGGTTGTAAACATATTTGGAAACTTGAAGCCCAGGGTTGCTTGGGAAGACCTAGAGGAGTTCAATGAGGGAATCATCTGCGGCAGTGGATGTATTGAGGGGCCTATTGTAAAGCCGTATCTTCGTGGAGAGAATGACATGGCCGCTTATGGCCTAGAAAGGCTCATGGAGATATTCGGATCGGACAATAGGCTATTTATGGAGGTAATGCCCCACAACGTCGATAGAGACTGGGAGACAAAGGGAGTTATACAAGTAGAGGGAGAAAATGGATTTATGTATACCTTCAAGGAAACAGATATGCTAGAAACAGACATCGGTACGATTTCTGCTCTAGAGGCTTGCACCAGGAAAGTTACTGAGGTATTTTCATCCCTCAACGACAGACCACAAGAGTTCCCTCTCTCCAATCGAATAATTGACTCTCCAATGAGCATAAGCGAAGAAGAGTTATACGAACTCACTGGTCCAACAAGGATAATTGAAACGCATGAGAGTTAACAAAAGCAGCTGGAGAAAAGTAGAGAGAGGTATGTTCGTGCGAATGGAATGCTCTCCACAAGCACAGCATGGCGACTTACAGAAAGCGGGCAATGAGCTCATCATGAAGATCGCTAAGAAAGAAGGTCTTCCTCTTCTGCTTACTTTGGATGCTCACTTTGTGAATAAGGACCAGAAGGTTGTTCAAGATCTCCTACTGCAAAACGGTAGGGGGGAGGACGGCGGTCTCAAGTTCTTCACAAAGTACTACCAATTAAACACAGAGGAAGCTTGGGATAAGTGGAAGAGTCTGCATGGCAATACATCAGCTCAATTTGTAGAGGGGGTAGAGAACAACCATGCATTGGCAGCAATGTGTGAGCGTGTACAGCTCAAGAAGGAATACCATCTTCCAGAGGTAGAGATGTCCAGAGAGGTTATCGAACTGGACTGCGATCTGGATACCAAGTACAAGCACCACCTATTTGATCTGATCACTAGATATGGTCGTCTACCAGATGATCCTGTCTACAAGGCTAGAATCAAGCAGGAGGTAAAGCTGATCGCAGAGAATGGTAAGGTAAACCTTCTCCCATACTTCTTTGCACTACACGATTTTTGCGAGACAGCTAGGTCTATTGGGATTGAGATTGGTGCTGGTCGAGGTTCTGCTGGAGGTTCGCTTCTGGCATATCTCTTGATGATCACCCATGTTGATCCCATTCACTATGGATTGTCCTTTGACCGATTCCTCTCTATGGGACGAATCAACAGAGGAAAGCTGCCAGATATCGATGTGGACTTCAGTGACCCAGGTAGGCTTGTTGAGTGTCTTAAGGCAAAGCATGGTGACAAGTTCATCAGGGTTTGTACTACTGGCACCAACAAGGTCAAGAGCGCAATCAAAGACGTATCTAGGGTTCTGTTGAATACAAAGGAAGATGAGGCGATGAAGCTTCGTGTGGACAATCTATGCAAGACGATTCCAGATATCCCACAGGGGTTTAATGATCTCTTGGGTTGGCTAACTGGGTGGACAGATGACGATGGTATAGTCCACATGGGGGAGATAGAAAACAACAAGGAGCTTGGAGAGTTCTTTGATGAATTTCAGGCTGTGAGGAATCTTGTGTTTCAGGTTCTTGGTATCCCTAAATCACTTGGAAGACATGCTAGCGCATATTGCTTGTCTGACGTGCCGATTGTGGAGATTGTCCCTGTCTGTACTATCAACAACGAAGACTGTACTCAGTTTACAATGGAAGCTGTTGAGGCTATGGGGCTTATCAAGTTCGATCTTCTAGGACTCAATACCCTAAAGGATATTGGCAACTGTGTTAAGCTCATCAAGAAGCGTCACAAGATCTCAGTGGATATTTACAAAATCCCAGAAGACCCTTTGATCTTTGATGAGATCTGCCAAGGCAGAACCGAAACTGTCTTCCAGTTCAAAGGCCCAATTCCAACACAAACCTGCATGCAGGTTCAGCCTAGGAGCGTTCTAGATCTAGCAGCCATCACCGCAGCATGTCGTCCTGGTACGATGTATGCAGAGATGATTGATGAGGAAACCAACGAGAAGACTACTCTCATTGATCTTTGGATTAAAAGGCGTCAGGGCATAAAAGCTGTTACGTTCTTACACCCAGACCTTGAAGATATCCTGTCGTCCACTCATGGTATCGTTTTGTTCCAAGAGCAAATTGCTGCCATGTTCCAAAAGTCTTGTGGCTACACAGGAGAGCAGGCTGACGAGATTCGAGAGATCATCGGCAAGAAGAAGGCTGACAAGATGAATGAGATTCTACCAGATATCCGCAGAAGGCTTGCAGATAGAGGGTGGAATGCAGAGCAGACATCAGCCTTCGTTAGTCTTTGTATAGCTAGTAGCTCGTACTCTTTCAACCTTAGTCATAGTGTGGCGTATTCCTATATGGCATACATCTGTGCTTGGCTCAAGGGTCACTATCCTCTTGAGTGGTGGACTGCTATCCTGCAGAACTCTACTCATGAAGATCTAGAAGAGAATGCAAAATTCTTCCACGAGAGAGTTAAGCACCCAGACATTAATGTTAGTGATGTCGACTTCTATATTATCGATGAGAAATACGAGAAGATTGTATATCCACTAACAATGATTAAGGGGATTAAGAATGCTGCTGTCGAACTAAAACAGAATGCTCCATACAAGTCCCTAAATGATTTGTTTATGAGGTCTGATCGTAGAATCGTCAGCAAGAGAGTTATATCTGCATTGATCTGGTCTGGTGCTCTGGATGAAATGCCAGAGGCCGCTGGAGATAGTGTAACAGATAAGAGAAATAATTTGATGACGGAATACCTAAAGCTTAGGTTTTCTGTCAGCAAGAAAAAAGAGGATAATGTCCCTCACGTCCCTCTAAGTAGGGGACAGGTAGAGATGCTTGAAAGCAAGAGTCTTTGCATCGGCAACCCTGACATAGTTGAGTTCTTCCGGTCACAAGGAAGGACTCGTTGTGTCGACATTGCTACGGCTTCATTGCTTCCAGCCGATGAGCGCGTCTGCTGTGCAGGCGTAGTTGTAGGCTTCAACAAGATAAAGACGAAGAAGGGTGATGACATGTGCTTCATTGACATGGGAAATAAGGAACACAAAATGAGTGTTACTATCTTTCCCAAGTTGTATGCAGGCATGGCAGATAAGGTGAAAGAGGAAGCGGTAGTATTTGTATATGGGAAGATTAATGTATATGGAGGCAGGAAGTCTATCCTTGCAGATGGTATTGAGTTCTACGACATCGACGAAATAAACTAATAAAAACAAAACTAAATAAACTAAAATAACATATGGCCAGAGGAATTAATGATTTCCAAAATGATCGGAACTATACGTCCAAGCATTTTGTATATCGCGAAGGTGTTAGAGTGAAGTTCGCAAATGCGAACAAGGATATCGTTGCCTGCATCTTGCCGGCAATTGGTGACAAAGAGGATAAGGCAAGTTTCTTGCCCTATCGTGACGAAGAGAACCCAGATGCATACACCAACTGGGCAGTGGGAGTTTACTTCCATCCATTCGTTGGAAAGGAATCAAATATTATTAGCGCCAAGACGTTTGACCCAGACGCATACGATCCAATTCAGGAGCTAATCAAAACAGCCAAGGCCGATCCGAAGTATGCCCTCATCGCAGGGTATGGTTCTGATGGCAAGAAGATCCCCAATGCATACAAGAACGAACATGTTCGTCTTGGATCCATGTGGAGCGGCTATGTTGTTAATTCAATTATTTTGTACGACAAGGATAACCCATCCGACAAGCCCGTAATCCTACAGATCCCTATTGGTGCTTTCACTAGCAGAGACTCTGAGTCGAAGGGCTGGGGTCTTCTATCTGAACTTGGGCGTAAGAACCGCAAGGCAGAGAAGGGATCTGCAGATGAGTATTACTGGGGTGATATCACTGATCCAAGGAAGCTAGTTCCTTGCTCTCTGAAGATCTGCCCAGGACCTACTGGCGGTATCTCCATCTACAACATGGTTCCGCTCGATGACGAAGATCCTATCAAGACGACAAGCTCTGTTCTCAAGGCTCGATACGACCTTGATAGCATCTTCAATGAAATCACTGAGGGTGAAATTATCAGCAAGCTGATCTATTACTTCAGTGACACACCCAAGCTGCTCGAAAGGGCATTCTCGCGAAGGGTGCCAGGCATTGAGGCAATGATCAAGAAGGCAACAGGAGTCAGTGTCACCTCAACCTCATACGATGACGATGAGGAAGAAGACGAGATCCCTGATGCAGAATTCAGACGCCCAGCAGCAAAGGCAGGTCCCTCTAAAAGGAATAGCCTTGATGATGAGGAAGAGGAGTCTGCTGATGAGCCAGTACGTGAGTCGGCTCGGAGCTTTGAGCCAGAGGAAGATGAACTTCCAGCTCCAGCTTCCAAGAGAGCAACATCTCTCGACGACGATGATGAACTAGAGGATGTAGTGGTTGAGTCCGTTCCACAACGAAAGAAAGCAACGAAGAGCAGCGTAGCTGAACTCTTTGATTAATAAAGTGGGAGGGGGCTTCGGCCCCCTCTCCAAACCAAACAAAATAAATTTATGGCAAGAACAAAGAAAGAGAAATCGACGGAAGTTAGTAAATACTCAAGCGTTGTTGAGCAATATTTTGCGGAGAGTGCCGCTGGAGTTAAAGAAAAATATGGATCTGATATGGTGTCTTCAGCGACTGAGGAAGATGGAAATTTACAATATATTTATGTCCCAGACTTGGGATTTCAGTGGGCTCTAGGCAGAAAGGGGTTCGCACTTGGAAGGGTGATGCAAATATTAGCTGCCGAGGGGTCTGGGAAGACTTCATTGGGATTGTGGATAGCAGACCTCTGTATGAGAGCTGGAGGGTTGAGCTGCTTAATAGAGACCGAGCAAGCGGGTTCAACAAAACACATGAGGGCATATCTATCTAAGCCAGAAGAGTTTAGAGTCTTCCATCCGACCAGTATTGAAGGTGCTATGAGAATGACCCTTGATCAATTAAACTTATTTCTTAAATTAGACCCCGAAGGGGAAATCCCAAAGTGCATCGTAATTGATTCAATAGCAGGCAGTTCTGATGAGAGGTTAGAAGAGGATGAGGAAAATTTTGTTCAACAAAAAGTAGGTGGGGTCTCCAAGCAGCTCAAAGATTGGTTGAATCTTTGTAAAAACAAAATAAAAGAAACCAATACCCTTCTCGTTCTTGTAAATCAGGGTAGGGAAGCTATTGCAACTGGTTTTGCAGCAAGAGTTCCCGTTGCCGAGATAGACAAACTGATTGGAAGTGGCGGGAAGGCAATTCCTTTTGTAAGTACATACAATCTGATACTTAAAAGACAAAGTGCCTTAAAGGACTCTTCAGGAGAAGAAAAGGATGGATTCAAAACCAAACTAACGCTTAAAAAGAACAAAATTGGAGTACCATTTAGAGAGATTAATTATAATATTAGATGGAACAAGTCTTTTGATTTTGTAGAGGCAACAACCTCCATGCTCGCTTCTGGGGAAATTGGTGGCTTCCAACAAGTCAAAGGTCCTAAGTTTTTTTCTGATGAAATGGGGATTCCTAAGGAAAGAGCATTAACTGCGCAAGAGTTTTATGACTTCGCCCACGACCCAAGCAGAATAGAAGTATTCCAGCAGGAACTAGATATTGTATTAGATGACAAAATATTGACATATGAGCATCTAAAGAAAGAGGAGGATCAATTAAACACTGAATCTGGGATTATTCCATCGGTGGTTCTACCGGAGTCTCCTGTGGAATAATTGCTTTTCCACTAATACTCATCACCCTGTCCTCTTTTGACTTCGATGCATTATCTCTGGCCCACAATGGCCTAAGATTACTGAGAGCCCACAGTTCTTTGAATTGTGGGTGATCGGTTGAATCGAAGTCGAAAGAGCAGCAGGGCTTTTTGTGGTCTATGTGCCAACCATCGGTATAGCTACCATTTGGGCGACCATAGTTTTCCCATGTCATTCCGTCTTGGAACTGACTCTCAATGTGTTTAATTAAGTCCTCAACTGTATATCCCAGTTTTGCCAATATAGCTTTTGTTGGCTCATTACATTTTTTGCCATGAAGAATGCTTACCATCCTTCTACTAAGATTTCTTGTTAAACGATATGGAAGGCTTTCCGCTCTTGTTTTTCTCAATCGCGCAGCCTGTTTTCCTGGATTTCTTAATCGGTAGTCTTTTACTCTGGCGGCAATCTTTTCTTTATTGTTTATGTAATACTCTTGATGCCTCTTTTTATCAGCTTCTCTATTTTTCCAGTAATCAGTTTTTGCCTTCTCTTTGATTTTTTCTATATTGGCTTCTCTCCATTTTTGGTGCCTTAACCTCTCCTTCTCTTCATTTAAGTCCCTATATGCTTTTCCATTTTCAGACACTTTCCTTTTAGTCTCTTCGTTATTGTTATATTTCCCCCTAGCAATCTCATTAATGCACACAGCACACCTAGAGGTAAATTTCCCTGGTCTATCTGATCTTGGCATAAACTCTATTTCATCTTTTTTAATCAAACATCTGGTACACTTTTTCATATACAGAGTGTATGCTAGTTTACCCAAAACTTCAATACCCAAATAACAAAACATAATAAATTATGACCGACCCACGTAAAGCCTATCTCTCTATGACAGAAGAGGGGAAGGAGATTAATACAAGAGGCAACCTCAAGTTTGCCCTAGCACTGTCAACGCAGCTCAAGACGAAGATTCCGCAGGCTGCAATTAGGTCAGCTGAGGATCCGTTCTTGGAATTCAACATCCAGACCAAAGAGGTTCGACACTTAAATAGGGTCGAAGCCTTTGGTGGAGATTTAGTAATAGATACAGCACCCACTGAGCTGTTCTTTGTAGAGGGGGTTAGCGATATTATGCGCCCCAGTAAAAAGTCACAATTCAATAACTTCGAGAAGCTTGTGACAAATAGGATATGCGAAGTTAGTTGTAAATATGAGGGGATTAGGGGGGCTAATGCCCCCACCCTCCTGTTAGCTACAAACGCCTCAGCCACAGTGCTATGGGTTTTTGGATCAAATGACCAAAACGAGATGGACGAATTGGGTGCTAGGTATATAGCTATACCTGGAGAAGAAAGTAACTTTTTTGCTTGTCCCGTGAGTATCTTAGCAGATAAGCTCTTGAAACTATGAGCAAAGTCCCATATGCTTGCGCCTGTGATATTCCGCAATTAGAATGCCGTCTCCGTCGTGCTTAAGAGGTAGATATGGAAACAGCTCTTTGCCCACTCTTAGACTTTCTACCTTGAGTTGATCCCCTTTCGTTCCAGGCGGCAATAGAGAATGTTGCCAAATTTTTGAATCAATAAATGAATACTCTATTTTGCATTCCTCTAGAGCTATCTGGACACACTCCACAGACCTCATAGCACTCATTGAGGCTGTGAACCTCCGGCTATTAACCATGGGACGCTCTAATATTGCTACCACCTCTTCTCCAGGGAAGAGAGCTTTTATCTTATTAAATATTTCAACTAATTTTGGATAATCTATTCTACTAATATTCTTTTTCTCTTTGGTGTAAGATCTTTCTTTTTTGATTGGAAGCTTAAATAAAAGTCCGCGCCCGTCTGGAGTTACCGCCCCTATTCCATTATTTGTGACACCATTGTCTATCCCACATAAAATCATGATCTAAAAATATATAACAAAATCAACATAGTCAACTATTATTAGGCGAAAAACAACTTGTCAATCATAGTCATAGGGTCTAGCTTAATGAAAGCCTTCTAACACTATGAAACAGTCTATTTCCATCGAACCGATACGCTCTGGCCCACCCCCGTTCCTGTACACAATGGACGAGAATGAAAACGAGTATATCATCTGTACTGGAAAATTCCCGATGATCCTAAAGATTAAGGACTTCGAGTATGAGTATATAGATGATGAAGAAGGAGACGAAGAAGAGCCACCAAGGGATCCAGAGAGTCTAACTGGAGATTTTCAGGTAGAGGCGATGAAGTTTAGTAACACTGGACTTAAGCCCCTATCGTACGAAAAAAACACAAAGGTAGTAAAAGAAATCATCAAGAGGGCTATAGACTTTTACCTTGCTCTCGAAGGTGATACACAATAAATAAACAATATGGCAAAAGACAAAACAACCCAAGTTGAAGTAGAAACTCCAACACCTACACCAATAGAACCAGTAGCACCAGAGGCTACTGCTACACCAGAGCCCACCCCTACGGTAGAGCCTGTAGTAGAGCCCACACCATCAGTAACAGTATTTGATGTTGTTGGGACAGATAATTCCGAACCCAACCCATACAACGAAATACTAGAAAAGCTTGTTCCAGCATTAGCTGGCACATCTAAGCATCTTGTTGCAACATTCGCTAATGTTACTCCAACTACTGGGTATATTCTGGTAAGGACCTCAAACGGTATTTATACCTTTGCTCGAATCGTTGCATCCAATAATGGAGGCTTTGAGTCAGAGTTCTTGTATAATGTACCTGCCGCTGAGCACGCTCTACTAACCAAGATCTTTGAAGAGATTGGTGTCAAGCCGTCTGGACATTCATTCATGAGTCAGTCTGGCATTCTGTAATTTCATTGTTACCACATAATGGAGAGAGGGCCCCTGCGCAAGGGGCCCTTTTCTTTTGGGTAGGAGGGGGGGGTATAAAAGGTGCCCTGTTCTTCCATAATACATTGGTAAAAGAATTATCACTTACATTACGTAAGGAGATAGCAAGTTAAAAACAAACCAAAAAGGAAATCTCATATGTTTCACCGGGTCTGTCGGAGCATAGTCAGCTTAAAAACACTTTGCCCTATCAACGGGGCATTTCCTATGGAGGGCGATCCATTTATGCTACCTGAAGAAGGCGGTGTAATTGTGTATGGGATGTGGAACGAAAAGACGTTCCAAGGGAAAATCGGAGTTTATGAGATCGTCAATGGCATTCCATGCCTTGCGGCCTCAGTTCCTGTATCAGGAACAAATGGGGCATATTGCCCAAGAAGGGAATTCCAACCAGCCGTCAATTGGATGGTGGGAATCCTCGAACGATCATCTACGAATGACCTCCCTACGGGAAGTTATTACATTCCGGTGGAAGAACTGGAAAAGAGGATCGAGCTCCCCAAGTTCTGGAAAGAACGTGGGAACAAGCAACAAAAGACTTTCGGACCCGAAGTGACTCGGCGTCGCGAGCTATTTGCTACTCTACCACACAGAAAATGTGTGGAGATCTCAAAGCTCCTACTGCCAGCACGAGAGGGATCCACCACCAAGCTGGAGATTCTCCAGATTGATGAAGACGGAGCCCCAGGTGCGCTCAGCAACTTCCCCGTCAAGGCGAAGAAGTTCACACACCTCATGACCATTAGACTCGAGAAGTCATTGATGTTCATGAACACGGAATTGATGACTACCTGGCACCGCTACATCAAGCGTGCACAAGAAGTCAATATCACCCACGACCCCGACTCAGCTCGAATGGCCATACAGGATATGGCCATTGGGTTGCAAGAGTTGCTAACGGCACACTGCTACAGAAACTGGATCACACCAGGGTCTGTGGACTTCAAGAATGAGTATTGCGAGCGGATGAACAATATCTGCACGAAAATAGTCAGCTACTTCCCTGAACTAGTGAAGCCAGTTGATACATTCAACCTGAAGTTGTGCGCTGTGGACCCAACCCAGATCCCCCTCCTGATCGGCATCCAAGGTTCCCCTGTGGGAGTCGGCAGAGCAGATCTCGTGGATGGATTCAAGTTCCCTCGTACATGGCGCAACACGCCATTCGAGGCAAAGTCAAAGGACGAAAAAGCTCCGTTCTTCCGCAAGCCAGTTCAAAAAGAAGCCCAGGTCATTTACTCGTCAGAGTTTGCACCTGAGCCAGTCCAAGTCGAACAACCTAAGGTTGAGGTCGACCCATCTATTACATCACCAGTTGAGACTCCCGTAAAGGAGCACGCGACAACCGGTGGTATCAGTCTTAAGTCATTCTGGGAAATACCTTCCCTGGAATGATACCGCGCAAGAAGGTAATCAAACACAACAACAAAAACAAAATACAATGAACATCATTGCAAAGATCGGCGGCCTCTTTATCAAAAAAGCCGCACCCACCGCTGGCCAAAAGGCCGGTGTCATCGCCAAAGCTGCCATTAGTGCAGTAAGGCCATACGCAGTAGACGGCCTCAAGGTCGCTGCTGGAGTCGCCGCCCTCTATGGCGGTGCCAGACTCGGCATTTCCCTCGTGGACAATGCGGAGAAGGTTGCGCACAAGGGGGCGAGTGCCGGCAAGAGGGCGATGGAGACCGCAGGGGCTGCTGCCTCCATGGTCAAACACAAGGCCGCAGGCGCAGTCGGGTTGGCAACAGGCATTGTCCTGAAAGCCACTGGGGTCTTCAAGGGCCCCAAGAAAGACTCGGATGAAATTGTTCCTGAGGGCCTAGTGCCCCAGGAAGAACTCATCTAGTTCAAATACGGATTTAGGGTGGTGCTAGCAATAGCACCACCCTTGCCCGTCATCTTTTGAAAAGATACGATTAACGTTTCTGGCAGTAGCCAGTGTTAAATTATATTAGGTTACCACATATATTTAACACTGACTACTGCTTGAAATAACATACATGAGTAAAGACAAATTTATTTTAACTACTGACTATAAGTGCCACATGTTCTCTGCGGTATTCTCCCTTGAAGGACAAGAAAGTATCTTCAACTCAATGGACAAAGCCGACTTGCTCCACTCCTATATGGTCTCCAGGATCATGATTGAGTTTGATAAGTACGAGCAGGAAGGGATTTTCAATGATACAGAATTTTTAAAAGGCGCTGTCGTTCGAGTTAAAGATGTTCTGGACTCTGTGAAGAAGAGAGTGTCTGAATCGTACGAAAAGCGACTTGCTATTACTCTTTCCACAATCGAGGAAAGATACCCATTTGAAACAAAATGTGTAAACGAACTCATTAAAGACCCAACAGGTGTTGTGTGCTCTAGTTTCTTCGTTCCACAAATCATTATGGGGATGATTAATCATCACGAAAATAGCGAGAACAAGAAACTCCCACACCTGATCTCAATCAACCTTAATCAGTTCGTGGACGCTATTGGATCTTCCAATGAATCTGCAATAACTGATGCTGTCAATCTCTGGAGGGAGAAAGACCTAGAGAACCAACTTCAGAATAGTAAAGGGATTGAAAACCTTCGACACCTAATCAAACAAACAGTCCAGGTTAGCCTTGTTGCTAATGGTGACTTTCAAAAATTTGTACAATCTCAAAATGCTGAAACAAATGCCACCAAAAAAGAAAAGGAGGGGTAGACCCCCCAAAGTAAAGGAATCGCAACTGCCAGTTGTGCCCAAGAAACGGGGTCGTCCATTTAAAAATCCTCCTCAATCACTTCCGACTGAGAAGAAAAAACGTGGCAGACCTTTTAAGAATCAGCCTACTCCAACTGCTACCAAACCAAAGGTGAGGGCAAAGAGGGTTGAGAAAGTTACCCCAGAAAAACCAATCAAGAAAAAGGAAGTAGTGGTTGATACAGGGTTTGGATCTGTAGAAGGAAAGATGTTCCTATCCCACCGAGACTCCAAGATACCTAAATTCCAATCCTGGTACAAACAGTACCTGGATGTAGATCCACAGAATAATGGAACAGACATTAATGGTCTTTCTGAAGTAATCTCTAAGCTGCAGGATGTAGTTAACGACTACTTCATTGAGAACAGTATAGACCTGTCCATTAGGATTCCGGTTATGAGATTGATGCTGGGAGAGAAGATTACAAAAATATTCTTTATGCCAGAAGCTGCTGGAGTGACTGTTGAGATCTATTACAAGGTGAGTTCAGTTCCATCTGGTGCTAGTCCTTCTACAAAGACAACCTTGGTTTGTAATCAATTCAATTCTGCAGTGAGGTCAGTATTCCCACTGGGAGTTTCTGGATAGAAATTTATTTTACCCTGAAACTTAAGATTCTTGTTGACCTGCCTTAAATCCAGTGGTTAAAATCGAATCCGTCAGGATGAGTTCGGGAAAAGTCCGCTTCGCGTTAGCGAAGTGACTTATCGTGAGGAATCCGAAGGTTTCCGAGGGATCAGTCACTTCGGTAGCGAAAGCAGATCTTTTCCCCACCATAAATACTTAAACAACATGACAAAAAGCTCCCTGAAAGGGAGCCATGTCTTCATCCAAAAAGTTCGTGACAGAAAAAAACAAAAAGACAGATGAGTCTCAGTTTCCAGTCATAAAGTCAGAGGAGGATTCAGAGCTTCCTGAGAAAGAAGATCTCTTTGATAACTCCCCTAGGCCAGTCTTAACCTCCCTGATTGTTTCAGGAAAAGAGATCTCTGTCCCTTCCTCCTGTCAGTTCGATACAAAAGCGTTCTGGCATCCCAACCTGCCATTCGTCAACTCCTACAGAAACGAAGGGATCCTTCCAGTTAAGGAAACTAAGGAGTGGCTCTACAACAACTTCCTAGAAACCCTCACAGACCAAGAGGGTACCCAGAAGGTTATGGCAATGGAGAACGACGAACTTCTAGGAGTTGTCGCTACTCTATCCAAAGATCAATTTGAGAGACTGGCAATATACTGCTCGCAGAGGTTGTCTGAGGGCGCATACAAAGCTGAATGGAATGTAGAGATGTGGAACATTGGGTTCTCTCTCTTCTCAGAGCTTGGAATGGTACGGCTAGGGGTAGTTCCCCTTCCAGATGCCAAGAGGCTTTGGGTTGGAAGAGATTCAGTTGCTGGATCCAGGCAAATTCAATTCAGGGCTGCTAGAGGAAATTTCCTCCACGTTGGCCTAGACTTTGTAAGAACCTTTATTGGTCAAGATGCCCACAAGAAGAGTTGGTCTCTCCAGCACAGAGGTGGACTCTGGAGGATAGTGTCAGGTAAACCCCGATCTCCTTCGTATATCTACATTGAGGAGTTCGACAACGATTTATTTCAATGAGTCTTCGATATGAACAGGATTCAGCAATAGCTGCTACTGAGAAGTTTTTGAAGAGCTTCTTTACTGGGAGGAAAAGAACACTCAAGGAATTGAGAGAGGAGGCGACCAAGTGCCTCAGACACTTCCCAGGAATTGACAAGGATGGCAAGCCCATCTTTAGTCAGGACAACATCAAGTGTCAGACTAGAGATGAGGACCAAGCATTTTTTAATCCCCCAAAAATCTGTCCTCCAGTGGAGTACAGGCGTGGGGATAAGCGATACTAGTCAGCAGGTCAGTAACAACGTCTGGTAGCACATTTGACATAGAGTGCTAGGAGTAACGTCCCTAGCTCCCTCCACGATTGTCATTTAAAAGCGCCTACGGGATCGAGAGCCCAAAGAGCGGAGGGACTAAGTGAAAATCTGCTGTATACTTACAGAAGCACCTCTACCCGACAATCCAAAGCGCAATCCTTATACTCGATGACTTGAAAAGGGAGTGCATTCCCGTTCTGACTATTTTGATTTTATGCGTGATCTTTCAATTGGCAGGAACCTGGCCAAATGGGGCTCGGGAATGTGGGTTCGAGTCCCGCTCACGCTCGTATTTTCTGGACAAGGAGGTGGGCTTAGAAGCAGCCATCCATAGAGAGTTGACCGTAGTCGGGGGTCTAGGATACCTATGAGTCTACATCAAATACACCGATAAAAAGGAGATAAATGTAGTATACGTTAGGGAATATATCTGAAGACTTATCTTATTCATTAAATAAAGGCATATGTTACCTAGGGCACTCTCCCTAGGTGATTTGAATAGGGTATGCTGCGAGGTTGCTACCTCCTCTTGTAATGAAATCTAGTTATAACCTATTGATTACAAGTAGGTATATGAGTGTTATACTACGAGACCAGTCATTTGGCGTAAAAGCACGATTGTCCAGAAAACATTTTTGTAGAACTTCTTGGGTAGTGAAAAATACCGCTTGTTGGTTGAGTTTGGCCTGGCAAACTGTCATGACCCTATCAGCTTTGGTATGATTGGCTTTCAGACAAGCCACGCCTTGAAGGCAGAAAACAAGCAGGATAGTGTTGGCCAAGCTTCTTGCATTGCGCATCGCTGATACCGACGCTTACCCTGTTGCGCCTATTCTCACTACTCAAGATCCTTTTTTGGAAGATGTGTTTCGGTTAGTATCGGTATTGCCGAATTAAATGTTGAAAACCCGTCTGTGGCCGCGAGGAGCAATCCTTTCCCGCCCAAAAAAAGTAACAATGTAGAATTATGTGAAGTCCAAACTCACAAAAATTCTACTACAGATAATATCAGCAGCCCCTCAAAAAGGAATTAGTATATGTCGTACTTAGTACTCGACCCACAAAACAGCATTGAGGACAAATTCAAAGTCATCTCAGCAGTATCAGCAAGCAGACAGCATGGAGTTCAGTTCCGCCCAAGATCCTCTCAGGATAATACTTGGTTCGACTTCCCATGCACAGAAGTAACAGACGAACATGTTCGTCAGAACTTCTTTAGAATCCCGATTTCGGGACAGGAGCAGACCTATCAAATCGAGCCGGTTCGCCGTGTGGTGTATCCAGCACTCGCTGACATCGAACCGAAAGACACTTGGCTAAACCCAGGTCGCCTCTCTCCCGAGCAGATCAATACTGCAGCGGGATATCGTTTATTGACAAAGAATGAACAGATTGCAATCGAGCTAGGTAAGGTCTCACAATGCTTCATTGGCGATCTTGAATTTTACGACTCCGGTGTTTGGAGAACGCGTCACCTAGGCAGTGCCCTTGCTGGCAAGAACGGTTTAACCACTTACCGCACCAAGCGTAAGTACAAGAACCCACTGAGTTCAAAAACTGATGATTGGTTCACTCCAACAATGACTTGGATTCGACTCAAGCGAGACAAGTCTACTGCGTGGCTTGTAACAGAAATTGTCCTTGATTTAACTTCAGGCCGTCCCGAGGGGTTGTTATTTAATAATGTTAGACACGATGTACTAAGTCTCATCCGTTCGGACAAATATGAGGTTAGTGCTGGTGACGACTATTGGCAGCCATTATCGGTCTTCAAAAACATTTAGTTGATTTTGGTAGGCGGTGTGAAATCGTAGAACATAAAGGTTAGTTTCAAAGATAATCCTAGGGCCCCAAATTTAGGACTTTGAATCAGGTATTTAGCAAGGCACTGATAAAGCTTAGACCTTAAAATACTCTACAAGGAAATACTGGAGTACCAGTCCGGTTAGAAATGAGAGTATACCGAAACGCAGATAATCGTGGGAAGTAACGTCCCACCCTACCAAATTGCCTTTTTGTAGTGCCGCAAGGCTGTGGTGAAACCATCCACAAATAGTAAGTGACCGAGTCCCTTTGCGAGCTGCAGGTTTCTTCAGGACAGAGGCAGGGGCCGGATCATCCTGTTACCATTCAGTGCACAAAACTATTACTACAAAATAAGCGGCAAAGGCCGCTCAGATATTGCCCATGTTAGTTTAGTAGAAAGTTCAGTATGGCAAAGAAGATTAGTGTAGAGGAGTTAGATACAGTCTTGACTGCTTCAGTCCAGGACGGAGCAGAGAAAGAAAGAATTTTAGCAGAGGTTCGTAATTATATTGCGAATCTTGCAAATGATCAGGACGAGGCAGAGCCTGCTGTAGAGACCAGGGATGTAACAATCCTTTTTGGCTCTCAGGAGACCATTGACGTGATTGATACCGACGCGATTGTAGCGTTCACTGTCAAAATTGAAGCCACCTCAGATCATAACCAGATAATTCCTCATTTGCTAGCGAAGGCCAGTATTTTTAATCAGAACACAAGGCGTAGAAACTCTCGTATCCAGAATCTGGGCGAGACTTTCAACACCCTCAGTCCTAAAAGGCACTTGGATGAGTTTCCTAAAAAGATCCTCACCAAGCAAGCGTCCCTGGTCATCAAGACCACGAACCATCCTATACAGAGTGTTGTTGTGCGTTGACTACGGAGATGCGCTACAGCCGGTGTAACCTTTTACGGGGTTATGCCGGCTAAGCGCCTTTCTATAGAAAGCGCCTAGTTGTGGTTCTTGATTAAAAACTAACGCTGGCTCCTGGCGTCCAGGTAGCAAACATAATATACACATTATGGCAAACGGTAACATTCGTATCACTGTCTCCTTCGGAGGCAACCAGCTCCCAATCAATGGTCTCCCTGTGGGGTCCACTCTGAGCTGCATTCGTGCCAACCGCAACGTTTCTGCAGCCCTCGGCTACAGCAACGAGAACGTGGAGTTCGTCCTCAACGGCTCCCGCGCAAGCGACAATACTGTCATCTCTGACGGCGATGTCGTTAACGTTCAGCACAAGGCACACGAGAAGGCTTCCGCCTAGTCTCGTAGGCTAATTTTATCCCCCAATCTCGTTGCGCCGAGATTGGGGGATATCTTAGACATTTATTTTTTTTATATCCCACAAGTTCTTCAAAACACATGAAACCTCTTATTATCCTTAACGAAGACGGTGTCGCATACCGTATGGAGCCATTCGCTCTACAAAATGTTAGTGAGATCATCGAACGAGTCTCAAATCAGTCGTTCTCAACCATCAAAAAGCATACGACTTTTGAGGTTGCAGAATCAGTTGGATCATCAGGCGTACAGTACAAAAGGGTGCCATTCCACCTGTCCATTACGAAGAAGAACGAAGCTGTCTACTGGGGATATATTCCTGGGATTGTCTTTGATACCTCCTTCCAGATTGTGGAACACAGTGGAACCCCTCGATTGATCGCTGATTTTACTCGCTCAGCAACTGACGCATTCCAGGATAGGATTTACTGCTCATCGGAATCTCTCAGTACTTCGGATTGCAAGGTTCGGTTCTTGGTTGCTATCTCTCTTACTCCAGGGGGGTCAGGCAATTACGAAATCAATGCATATTTCTGCTTCCAACTTTTTGATGTGAAAGCGGGGTTAATTATGGGCAACTTCTTGCCGTGTATCCCAAACGTCTTCGCTGACGCCAGGGTTTGCATGGGTAGTGCCTTTGATAAGTACACCAATCCTGTCAAAACCTCGGATGAAGAAATCCAGCGTACCCTCAAGTCATTCTTTGAGAGCCGCATGAATTCGGATCTGATCACTCAAGGTGCAAATCGCATCGAGTTGGCAGACCAGCTAATTGGGTGGAACAGAGAAAAGAAGCAGGTTGCTCCCATCAAGTCCGCCAAAACAATCCTCACCGTCAAAGTTGGAAACTACTATCTTGATGGCCTTCCATACGCCACAGTTGGTTGGTAATACACATACATGAAATCCTTATTCCAAGAAATGTTGGAGTTGCCTGGATTGCCTGTCAGTTCCGAAACTATTTTCGGAGCTACTCGTCGGTCCAGGATGTTGTCTCTTCTTGACGACTTTAGTTATCTCAAAAAAAATGGAGGGGAGCTGAAAATATTCCCACTTACTGCAGAACAAAAAGCGGATAGGCGGGACCGAAGTTTTATATCTAAGGAGCTATCCGAGTCCTTTGAGATTGGTCAATTCCAGTGCCAAATATTCGATGCAGTTGTTAAAAAGCTGGAAGCAGAGGTTTCCAGAGGAGAAGATTCTCCTTGGGCTTTGCGATTCATTGCAGAGATGCCTCGACAGCAGGAGCCACAACAGGCTCCTGTACCACAAGCCCTACCAGAGGTTCGAGTGGAGGAACAACCCCTTACGGGAGTTTTCCCAGCTGATGCATTCAATACTCCAGTGGCGCAGCAGGCTACTCCAGCAGTTGTTCCAGTTGTTGCCCCAGCTGCCTATCAGCCTACAACTCCACGTCAACAAGTTCCCATTGCACCAATTATTGGTGGAATTGGGGCTGAAGTAAATTGGGCGGATATAGCTGAGCCAACACCTGCACCTAATCGTGGTGCTCCTCAGGTTACAGATGGATTCGTCGATATGGATCCAGCTGACTTTGAGAATCTTCCTACGGCAGCTCCTACTACCCCTCCTCCCGCTCCCACGGCAGCAGAGGCAGCAGAGGCGGGAGAAGTTCCTCGCGCTACCATGGCCAATGAAACTCCAGCTGTTGGCGAAGGTGCGATTACAGGATTTGGTGAAATTCGTACACCTGAGGCTGTGGATCAGATTGTTACACCACCAGCTGTTGGTACTACGGTGGTTCAGGTTACTGATGGTGCAGGTGCCGCTGGATTGTGGCATACACCAGCTGTTGGTAATCAATTCTTTGGAGTTAATCAGGGAGATGACCACATAGTGTTTACCCCTACTGATCACAACCTGTTCATTACTGCTGATAACAATCTGGCAGTGGGTGATACTCCAGCTCCAGTAGCTGATGTTCCAGATGTGCAGCAGGCAGTTCGGAATACAGTTCGTAGGCGCGTACGCGCAATAAACGAATAGTATACGCACTAACTGAAAGTTAAATGGGTCAGTGCCGAAAAGTCGGCACTGACCATTTCTTAGATAAACAAAAATCAACCAAAAAACAATTAATCAAAATATGAAACAGAACTACTACGTCATCGGATGTGGAGGGGTATGCAGCTATTTCTTGCCAGCATTCCTCAAGACCCTCAATTACTCCAAGGAGTTTAAGGGGTCAACAGTAACCCTAGTTGATGGCGATACAATCGAGGACAGGAATTATGAGCGTCAGCTCTTCGCCAGCGGATTGACGGGAATGAACAAGGCAGAGGCCTTGATGTCGGTTCTTGGTGAAAGTCACCCCAACATCAATCTCAAGACACATTCCGAATATGTGACTGGATCATTCCCCATTAAGGATGGTTCTGTTGTCATTGCGTTTGTCGACAATCATCCGGCTCGAAAAGACATCCTATCAATTGTTGATCGTCATGAGGCAAAGTGCTTCATTGGAGCCAATGGTCGGATATCTGCCAGCTCGTATTATTACGACCACAAGTGGGAGGGGACTACTCTGGATCCGCGAGTGCGATATCCTGAGATACTTACTACTGAGCGCGGTTCACCTGTCCATGCGGCTGGGTGCAATACCGAAGAGCACCTGGAAGAGATTCCACAAACATCACTGGCAAATTACTTTGCCGGAGCACACACACTACTCTTGTGGAACTTCTGGACCACTGAGTACAAAGAACTTGACCCCGAGCAGTCATACGACTTCTGGCCGGTTGAGATAAGCAACACCGACATGCGCTATGCGACAAAGATGGTTGGAGACCTAAAGGAATAAATGGAACAAACACCAGAACAATCAATACCAGCATCGGAAGAGCAAGTGGATAAGCCGTTCTTCCCAATAGCTCCATATCACTACTTCAAAAATACATCGTATCGGTCTTCGATGTTGTCTGATCGTAGGGCCCAGTTGGTTAGATGGGGTCTCAATCCACAGAGAAATATATTTGTGGGTAATTTTGCGGGGGCGCTCTTACTAGAAGGACACCCTGGTGCAGATTGCGTCCCATTTGACATGACGGCATGTGGATATCCTATCGTACCTGAAGCGTACGAAAAGATATTCAGTCACATGACCCCTATGGGGTACTTCAATCCAGTAATTGATGGAAAGATTCTGTCATACATGGCGGATATTCCATTCATTCCATTTGAGGTAACAAAGGCATGCAAGACGGTTTGCGGGTCTAACTACAGCCTTCCCAAGGGCAAGTTCTTGAGCGTTGGTCGTCGTACCAGGAGCTCTCGTGGTGGTGGACGGTCTTCACTGTTTGACCCGACCAATAACAATATTCAGGTTGAGTTTATTCGTCTTGCTGACGGAGATACCTCAACTCCTACTGTTATGACAATTGAGGACAACGTGAACATGGCCAATTTCGATATAAGTAATATCTTTATCGACTCAAAACATACGGTTAATAAAAGTCTCTTGGGATTATTTATTCTACCTATTGGTTCAGTGGTGTGGTTTTGGAACAATCAAAAATGGACTACCTGCAGCGTTAAGACATCTAAGACCAAAGATGGTGTTATGGACTTCAGTCTTGTTGAGGTTGCAGCAACAAAAAGTGGTGGATCCAACGAGAGGGCAGTTGTGTTTCAAACATCGGGTGAGGAGATCGAGGTACATAAAACAGTATCCAAAATGATGGAGAGTGACACTATTCGAGTTGCTCAAAAGAGCATCAAGTCGGTTGGTGTCAAGGATTCAACCTACGGAACTGTACGAGGACAGATCATGAAAATGCTCTGTAACGAGTTCGGCTCTGAGATCCTGGGTCCCGTAAAGACCAACCTATTGCAGTCAAGTGAACACAAGACGATGAAAAACGTCATTGAGTTTGCCGACAGGCTGGTGTCCAAAACCCCATCAATTAGTGTATCACTGCACAGTGGTTCAACAATGATGTCTATATGGCAAGCAGCTATTCGTGCTGCTGAGGATCAGGTTCCACTTTACTGGGATAACCAGTTTGTCGAACTTGGTTCAGGTAACATATCAAGTATACTAGGGGGGTTTGGACTTCATTGCTACCGTCCAAGTAGTGACAACTACGATAGAACATTGTCTCATCTTCAGATGGACCCCAAAACAGCAAAGGGTCTATTTAAGAAAGTCAAAGTTGAGTGCTCTGGGACTTTTGTGTCCACAATCAAGAGGACATCAAAAGCCAAGATCAAAACCGCCATAATGGTGGAAGTTCCTTCGGCTATCGCCAATCAACCCTCAAACATATCCAAGGGATTGATTGAGGCATTTATACAAAGAAAGGAAATATTTTCTCGAAGCATGTTTGAGGAAGAAGATCCATCGTCGCCCCAAGAAGAGTCTATTCAGAGAGTAGATTTTGTCTTGGATAAAAAGTCACTCATAATCAAAAGATAACAATACTATGTCCGAAAGACTGTATATCCACAACAATAAGCCTCTTTACTTGAGGAGCCTGACGGAAGAAATATCTGTGTATACTCCTGTTGAGTTTACCGAGCTGAAGAGCGAGCCATTGCTACGACTCAAGACTGGGAAGATGTCCCTGTCTCTGTGGCGCACCATTGCGTTCTTCTTCAAGAAGATAAATGATACTGAAAAATCCGAAGCTCAGGTTCGTTTGTTTTACAACAAAACAACTCGGATGTGGAAGGCTCACGCCTTCCCTCAGGAGATGAACACTGGGATGACGACCAAGGAGTTGCCAGACCATGAGAGGTTCCAGACTGACATGAACGAGATGCTGGCCGGTGGTTTCCATCAGTGGGGAACTGCCCATAGTCATTGCAACGCTACAGCGTTTCAGAGCGGGACGGACAAGACCGACGAAGATAACTCAGCTGGTATCCATATCACCATGGGAACGGTGTCTGGGCCGAAGATTGATCTTCATGCTCGGTTTACTGTCATTCTGCCTGGATCTCTTGAGTTTGATGGTGAAGGCAAGGAGACGGCTGTGAAGGCAAGGGTGTATCAATCCAAGCCGGATCTTCGCGACTTCGTTGAGGTTCCTAACTGTTTCGTATCAGAAAATGCTCCACCAGAGATCAGGACCTTTGCCTTTGATTTCTTGATCAATACTCCCAGTGAGGAGTTGGTTGATCAAGAGCTGGTAAAGCGCTGGGTTGAGAACCGCATCCCCAAGGCCCTCACGCCTAGGGTGATTGTGCCATATGCTCAACGTCATCCGTACATGGGGTTGCCCCATCACGGTACCGGGGCTCACCATCAAGGATCCGACTATTGGAACCGTGGGGGTAAGTCAAACAGTTCAAAAAAAAAGCGAGAAAGGGCGGGGCGTTCGACAGCTGCTTCGTCGGCGCTGATGCCGGTTAATCAGTCTCTGATAGAACCACAGGTAAACAAGGTCGCGGCAAGGCACAAGATAACTCAACTCAATCTCAAGAACATTCTATCTAAAGCAGATGGGAATCTTACTAGCTCTGAGCTGAATGTCATCATTGATATGCAGACCAATATCTTCTCGGTATACAATATATCCGAGGCATGCATGATCTTGAATCTTGAGGAATGGATTAAGGGCCGGAGGATTGCTAGTGGGATAGAAAATGGAGCCTCCATGGAAGATATCATGATGGGGTATGCCGGAGAATAATATAGTTTAGAAATCTTGATATAACATATATCAGGGCGGTCTTGTTGTATGGACCTACCAGAGATGGTAGGTCCTTACTTCGATTTTTAAAAACTAAACAAAAACAAAAAACAAATGTTAAAATCTATACAAATTTTTATCATCGATAAGCTTGTTAGAGAGGCAAGGTCTGCATATATCTCGCTTGGTCGAGAGTTCCCTGCGATCCAGACTCCACTCGAAATCGAAGATGTAAAAACAAAAACGTTCCTTGCTGCATTTCCTGGTATTGATGCAGTTGCACTCGCTTCTATTGAGAGTGGGCTATTGGCACAGCACATCAATGTGACTGAGTCGATCTTGCGGAACAACAACCTGTACGCAGTGATTGGGTCTATTGTTGCGAGTAGTTCGTACGACTTCTCTACTGTTGCACCTGACTTCGTTTCACCATATGTTGATTCAGAGGAAATTGAGTCGGTTGTTAGTGGTCTCGTTGGTGCAGTCCAGCCAGTCGAGTTTGATTGGGCCGCAAAGAAGGTGGTCCCCAAAGCCACTACTATCCTCCAGGAAGTAAACATCAACGGGCCTATTGTCCCCGCAAGGTCATTGGACTGGCAGGAAAACAGGGTGGTAACCCAAGCACCAACCCCAACACCAACTCCAACACCAACTCCAACACCAACACCAGTGAATCCAAATCCGCTAGCAGCACAAGTTATTCCGGCAAATCCACTTGCCGCACAAGTTGTTCCAGCCACAGAGCTGAATCCACTCGTTGGGGCAGTTGTCCCAGCCCAGGATGTAGTTGATGTCAATGAAGATGACTTCTTTGTCGAAGTTGACTCTTTGCAAGCCAAGTATCCAGGGTGTCTAGTTGTCGGGTTGTTCCGACCATACAAGACCGAAAAGAAAGATATGGGAAACTACAGCTATCACCTTGAAGAGACATCATCCGTCAAAGATGCTGCTTTCTTCAAGGCCATTAAAGAGCACAATCTCGAACTAGATGTCAAAGACTTCCTTGTTCGAGATTCTGAAACATTTGAGGAAGTGCTCGAATCAATGAGAAAAGCTATTATTGAAGATAAGACTGTCACAATCTCCACAGGCACCACCAGTGACATGACGACTCCTGGATTCAAGACAGGGATCACCATCAGTATTGGTAAGAAACCAAGATCTGATAGGTACCCTGACGGACAATATAACGATCAGGATGAGTGGGTCGATGATGAGGAGAAAAATATCGCAGACATAGTTAATAGTGAGGATGATGTAATTCCGGTTACTGCTTACTTCCAGGAAAATACCTGGGGAATTAGGGCGACTGGGGATTACTTTGTATTCCCCAACAATCAGTCGAACCCTTCGGTTCTTGATTTGACGAAGAAATTCTTCGTTATCCCAACCAGCATCATCTCGGATGAATTCCGTGAGGCGTTGATTGAGGCATTTAATGACTTCACTTTTGACGAAGACTTCAGTCTGTAATCACAAAGATGCAAACAGTCCGAGCATCCTGCTACATGGGACTCAATGCAGTCCTTCGGGACGCCGCTGCTGCCCAGGGGAGAACCCCCTGGGTAGTATTGGTGTCTTCAAATGAGATGAGCGCTAGGTCGGCAATGATTGACGAGCGTGTCCTTACAAAGTCATATAAGATTCCTCTACAGGACATTCTGCGCATAGAGTGTTTTGATGGAGACCCTTTTGATTATCCTGGTGCTACTCTATTCTCTGATAGTACTGCACAGCAGATTGCAAATTTCTTAAACCGTGGTTTTTGGAATTCTGAAGCAGATTTGGTTGTATCCTGCCCCACTGGCATTTCCATAAGTCCAAGTATTGCAAAGGGATTGTACGAAAAGACCCCTCACCGCCTGGGATTGGCGTTACATCCCACTAAGCCGCCTAAGTTTTCTAGTAGAATCTTAAAAAGCGTGGCTCAGTACGTTTCTTAACTTGTTGCGGCGCAACGCTAAGTTAATACATTTTTTAGTAAACCCCAAAGTATTCATAAAATGAAGAATAATAAAAATCAGTTAGTATTTAATTTTACAGAAGCTGTGGTGCAGTTCAGAACTGCATCAAAGAACATGGTAAGTGCGTTCGAGGAATTGAACGCATCTTCAGCCCCATTTCCAGTAAAAAGGGCTTCATCAAAGGTCTTGAATGATGAAGTTGAAATTGTCCGCGCAAGGATCAATAAAGTTGTTAGATCGAAAGCTAGAACCTTGAACCTGCGCTGGAATGAAGTCTATCGTATTATATACGAACGACTTCGCAAAAAGACGAACTTCGATGCAATCGCCAAAGGGCTATCCAAAGGGATTAGACCAATTGATGCGGTATGTCAGTCGGGGTACGGACAGGAACTCTTGGAACTCGCTACAGATATTTAGCACCAAGAGTCCTCCCCGTACCATCGCAAGTGAAGCAAGTAACACAAGACATAATCAAAGTTAGTTCAGGCATGATCCTTCATGCCGTTAGTGTTAATGGAAATCTAGATGGTGGATTTTCGTTTCAAATCACACAAAAGTACCCAGAGGTAGTTGAACTTTACAAGTCCTACCTCAAGGGCCATCCATTCCCAGCAGATCTACTTGGGACAACATTGCTCGTGCCAGTCACCAGCTCTTTGTTTGTCGCCATGCTGTTCTGCATGTCTGACAGGGGTCAGCAGCGAGTACTGGAGTACTCAGCACTTAGACTATGCTTGGCTCAATTAGCAGGTAATGCTTATTTAGCCGCATTGACTGAAGCAGGAGGTTTTGTCTATCTTCCCTACAAAATGGGGTCAGGGGCTAACGCCGGCGAGTGGTCTGTAATTAATACCCTTGTAGACAGACACTTGCCTGGCGCAATTGTTTGTATTATGCCGACAAACTCAAGCCCGAAACGATGATAAAGATAGAACCTAAGAGAAGACAGCAGTCTCTAGTAGAAGAAATAGAGAGTAAGAAAAGACTGCCTATCCGCTGGGACATAGGAAGAAAAGAAAAACGAGATAGTGACGATCACAACTTTATGCACCTAAAGTCCCTAATGGCTCGTAATGAGCGACTAGGAAGGATTACGTACATATTGTCCCTGCCAGCAGACCTATGGATTTGGGAAATGAAGCTTGCTGCTTATTTTCCCAACAACATAATTGTGTTTGTTGGTGTAGAGAGAGATAAGGATGTTCACGCTCGTTCCGAAATAAGAAGACGCCAATTGGATACTGGCCACGGAACAAACTACAAACTGATATTGCTTGAGTATGGGAAAACAATGAAGAAAGCCCTCCAGGGCCGATTTCATTGTGATCATATGATCTTGAATGGAAGGGGAAAACAGTTTGATATAATTTACGCAGACTACATGGGTTGTCTGGCGATTCCTAAGATGCGAGAAGTAGAAATCTTGTTCAGGAATCAAAGTATTTTGGCTGATGGTGGAATATTCATGATTACTCTCTCACTAAACCTGAGGAATACTCAAAGTGAATTATACCAAAAGTCATTAAGGTTGGGATATCCCGTAATGGAAAGCGAAGCTTATCAGATTATTGACTGTAATCAGGCTTGGCGAGATATGAAAGGAGATTCTTCACCTCGGGTACATGCTCATATGCATGGAATCCGAAAGCTGATGCTGGAGGCAGCACGAAATAATGGGGTGCAACTAACAGAGTTGCCTGGTGTCATTTATTATAGCCCGAACAAGTACGATACACCAACTCGTCCTGAAGCGTGCTTCGTGTTTAAAAAAATCAACCTAACCAAACTAGAATGATTAATGAAGTCAAACAAAAGACTAAAGCAGCAGCAGCAGCAGAAAGTGGACCGCAAGGAGCGGTTGTTGAAGGACTCCTCTTTGAAGGAGAGCAAATACGCTAAGAAAAAAAGATTAAAAAGATTAGACGGATAGTTCTTGTCCACTCTATTTTGTGGGGCCTTCGGGCCCCACTTTTTTAGGTCTTGAAAAACAACACAAAAATACATGAGATCACTAGTCGTTGGAGACATACACCAGGATCTTGATCCTATAAGGTGGCTTTTGGATAACGAGCACTTTGATGAGCTCATTTCGGTTGGAGATTGGGTTGATACAAAGAAGCCCCAATCAGAGGTTCTAACTTTTGAAGAAACGTGTTACGCCCTCAGAGCGTTGATTCTGCACCATGAGCACAAGAGGAAGATAAGGTTTATATTAGGGAATCATGATCTCCAATACATATACGCCTCCAATGCACTATCTACCTCTCACTCTTGCAAGGAGAATCCATACTCTTCAACTTCTTATTCCCACAAGAAGGCTAAGAAGTGGAGGAAGTGCTTCTTTGATGCCAACCTGAAAGATAGCTTCTTTCTTGAGCACTTTGCTTTAGCGTACCAGACGCAAGGGTGGACTATTTCACATGCCGGCATCATCCCAGAACACATTCCAAAGGACATGAAGCTCAAGGAATTTGTTGAAAGTGAATGCGAACAGGTTTGGAAGAATTTCCGAAACCTTGACTACCCGAACAACTACATACTTAGGGGAGTGGGAAGGTCTAGGGGTGGTAAGGATAACTTTGGTGGAATGCTTTGGCTCGATTGGGACAAGGAATTCTACATGCACCCAGAGACAGGTAATCAAATTTTAGGTCACACTAGAGTTGCTGTACCTGAGAGCAAGCACTTGAGATTCGGAGATACTTTACTCAAAGCTTGGAATATCAACACAGAGAAACACTATGGTGTTATCGAGGATGGTATCTTTGGTTTTAGAGAGTTTTACGAAGACAGGACTCTTGGCGTGAAGCCTGGGAATGACCTTGTTGTCGCCTAGTAGTATTTACTTGCAGATCTCAGTGGTTGATATATAAACAGTTGATGCCACTGTGGACTCACGATGGGGAGGCTTGGCGTACGGTTAACCTCCACAAGAAGACTAACGGCCTCGCAGCATTTTTGTGTTGCGGAGGCCCGTCTTTGCGTGTGATAGACCCTAAGTACCTAAAAGGCCCCAACAGGATTGTCATGGGGTTGAACAATACATACCCATTTGTAGTACCAGATATTTGGACAGGATTAGACTCTCCAGAGAATTATGATGTAAGATTGTTTTGGGAGGCATTCCCTAAAATCATGTCAGGAGACCAGGGTGAAGCCTTGATAAATAACATCAAGGTTAAGACATTAAATAACGTCAATTTTGCTGACATACTCTATGCTGATAAAGCTAGCCAGTATTTTGACTTTTCGGAGAACATGATGTTCCGATATGACAAGAACACATTTGCATTTGCAATTCAGTTTTTGCTGTGGATGGGGATAAAGACAATCTACTTGTTTGGAGTAGATCTAGATAACACCACTCAGCATTACTTTGATGGCAGTTATTTGACCGAAGAGCAGAGAGATTATAATCATAGGTTATATAAAGAAATTTTAAGCTCGCTTAAAAAGTTAGTTAAAGAATGCGAGACTCGTGGTATCCGATTCGTTTCCTGCTCGCCTGGATCAAAGATAAACGATTTTATAAATTACGAAAGCCCTTTTGATGTAATCAAGTCTCTTGAGATTAATGTGCCACAGGGTAGAAAAAAGAAACACGTATTGGATAAGGCCGAACATAGTTGACGGATAAGTAATCTTGATTTAATATTCAAGGATGAATCGATATGCCCAGACATACTTCAATGAGGTTGCAAAGCTTGCCGAGGACGCAGATACCGTCAATTTTGATCTCAATAAGGCAGTCACACCCCCTCCCGCACCAAAGCCAATCGCTATTCCCAAGCCAACTCCATTCGCCATGCCTAAGATGCCAAAGAATAGTCCTATGGTAAATGAGCACGACCCAATTGGAAATAGTTAATGAATAAGTATTCAAAAGAATATATTGATACTTTTTGTGAGCTTTCAAAGAAGGCTGATAATGGCAACCTATGGCCAGATGTCTGGAATGAGATAAAACAAACAGTGCACAATGCTTGGGATTCTAAGTTTGATTTTTGGAAGGGGGTTGGAGATTGGGGCAATAAATTACACACTGGGTATAGTGATTGGGCCAATCAGAAGATCGACGATATAGGTACTGGGATTGCGAGCAATATCCCAGGCTCTGGAGTTACATTCGGAAAGGGGGTTGATAATCAGACTCTAGCTAACACAGCTTCTGTCCTCAG